ACCGTTGACAGTCAGGTTGCCCGCAACCGTCACAGCACCAGCGAAGGCCGCCAGCTTGTCCTTGTCAATCGTGAGAGCCGGTGCCAAAACTGCATTAGTAGCTTCCGTCTGGAAGATAATGGACCGCTCATCGCCAGCATTGATATACATCGACGAGGCACCACCTGTAATGGTGTTCGCCTTGATGCTCATATCCTCGATGTTGACCGAAGCAGTGCTCGTCAGAGCAGCGATGACCACGTTGCCCGCAGTAGTCTTGAGAGAAGCACTCGACCCACCAAGAATGTCGAGCCCAGCGACACCCTCAATGCTGAAGGCTCCACTCACGGTCTTGCTAATGCTCTGAGGGCCAGCGGTATCGAGGGTGAGGTTGGCTGAAGCGACAATGGCCCCGTCAGCCGAAAACTCGCCGCCAACGTGAAGCTGGCCGCCAATCTTGGCTCCGTGAGTTACCTCAAGAGCAAGATCGTTGGCAGCGCCGAAGTTGAAAAGCATGGGGACAGCGAGCGAGTTGACAAGAAGGTTGCTCGGAGTTCGTTGAGAACCCTTGAAGAGTTGCACAAACTTGTTTTCTGCCATCCCGTTCGTGTTGAATGAGTCGAATGTGTTGTCGTTAGCGTAAGATGGAAAAGACATGGTTTTTTTCTCCCGAAAAGTTGTTGCGCCGTTAGATGCGTGGGCAGACGCATAAGCACGTCAACCGTAGTATTGGTCCGTCGAACCGTCCGCCGTAGGGGGCGGTCATACATTCACATTCAATCGATACATCTCATCGGGAGATGTCGGCGTTGCCGGAATCAGACCGGCTTCACCCTATATAGTGAGATATTGGACAGCTATTGTGGGTTTAGAAGTCAGGAGCAGAAACTCGGCGCTTCTTTTTTGAGCCGCCCTCATCGGTAGAGGTACTTTGCCCTGGATCTTCGATTGCTGTCTTCTCTGCGGGTTCTTCAGCTTTCTTGGCCTCGACCTTCTTCGGCTTCCAAGACGCTGATGCTTTCCCTTCGGCTACCATCTTATCGATGACGGCTCTGCCTGTGACTTTCCCTTCGTCCCCAGCTTCCTCTGACGCCTCTGCTTTGGGAGGTGCTTCTGCCTCAACTTGAGGTGCTTCTGCTTCCACGCCCTCTCGTTGCGCCAGGAAGCCCTTGGCCTTGACCAACTCATCGGCCTCTTTCTGGAACTCTATGATCCGAGCTTCCGCCTTCTTGCGGACCTCATCTCGTTCCGTCTCAAGGCTTTTGACCTCATCGAAGATGCCAGCTTCTCGGATAAGCTCCACGATCTGTTCTTGGACCTCGCCATGATAGGCTTGGAACTTCTCCCCAATCTGGTTGACCTCTTCTTGCATAGAAGCAAGTCGTTGGTCGATGAAGGCGATGTCATCAGTACGGGGCATTAGAGTCTCCTGGGGACTGTGGGGCTTGCGAGTCCGTTTGCGTTTGAGGGCTTTCTCCCGCTTGCGCTTATCACGCTGACGAGAGACGTTTCTCTTCTTCCCGCTGACTTTACCCATGATCCAGCCATCCCGTTCAAGAACGCCGCTTCTTTGCTTGGCTTGCGACCTTTACGAAGTCGTGCATGGTCTTACAAGCGGCATCGTATTGTTGCTCTGAAGAACCGGGGTACTGGTTCAACGTATCTTGGGCGACATTTTCATCGTTATCAAAAATGAACACGACTTCTTGCCGGTCGTTTATGTCCGTGCCCTGAAACTTCACACCACGGGCAACCAGAAACCCCGCCAGTCGAAAGTCTGTGAGTCGGATATCTTTCTTTTCAGACAAGGCTCACTCCTTCACCTATGAGGCTTTGGTTGGGGGATACATTGTCCCCCAGCATTCATTACCACAGGGCTATCAATCAACTACCAAGACACTGTGGGGCTTCCCCCCAACGAACGGATAGAAGTTTTTTAGGGCCGAGATTAGATTGGAGTGGATAGAGTCAAAATGAGAAAACCCGGCCTCCCCCAAAGGAGAGACCGGGTTTTCAATAGGGACTAACTCGAAGTTGAAACTATCGAGTCACGGTCAGGCGGGTCAGACCACGGGGGTTGTACGCCCCGATACCCAAGTTCTCGAACACACTGAACCCGATGGTACGAGCCTTCGGATCATCTGCCGAGAGAACCGTCAACTCGGTACGGACAGGAATCCGACCGAACATCTCGGGCTCACAGCAAACGTACACCGTGCCCACAGGAACCAGACGGCTGGTAATGATCTGGGCACCCCAAAGGGTAGCCTGGAGACCAGTCTTCAGCAGTGTGGCCTGGGATTCGATGTCCAGGATGTCCCGACCGAACTTGCGAATATCAGCGTAGTCACGGGCGTTCATAAACACCCGAGCCACACGGAGATCGTGTCGTTCAATCAGAGCAAAGGCATCTGCCAGTACCGAACCGGAAAGCGGAGCCACGACCGGCTGGTCGGGGTTCGTACCTGCGGAGATACTGTCGTAACCACTGGTTGCGATGCTATCCAGAACAGCGAACACACGTTCGTCCTCGGCGGCCTGAATCTGCGCTCGGGCAAGATCCTGGGCACGCTCAATGAGGTCGAAACGACGCTCCTTGATCTGGGTCAGCGGAATCTCGGGGTTCGAGGCAATCTCGAACAACGGGAAAATCACACGCCTGGGCTTGGTGATTGCCAGAATGTTCTGACCTTCTTCACCCACAACAAAGGCCGTCACATCGGGATCTTTGTCGTAGATTGGAAGCGCACCGTCAGGAAGCTGCTCGACCAAGAAGGTCTTGCGCCCAACGGCACTGTAATCACGCCGAGTACGGAGTGGTTGGGTCATGGAGGCAGCGAGCTTGGCTCGACCCTGTGGGGTCTTGATGTAGTCGCTGATGATTTTTTGCTTTACAGCATTGTTGACACTCATTGTTCAGCCCTCCTTATACGCGCTGGTCGTAGACCAGTTCGGTCTGGGTTGAATCGGGCGGCATCTTGAGAACACCGATCAGCGTATTGAAACCAGTACCGGTTGCACCAGAATCACTGAATCCAGCGTTGTTCGCATCGTCGTGTGCGTTGTCAGCCGCAACGACGTTGGTCAAGTAGCCATTGAGAGATGCCACCAACCCGTCAGAGACGGAATAGGTAATATCAACACCACTGTTGAGATTAGCCGTCTCATAAAGAGCATTGGCATACGTTCCCTGACCAGAGATGTATGGTCCCTTACCAGAGGCGGTGCCCGGGGTGTTCTCAAACGAGTTACCGTTCGCACTGTTGATGAAGACACCAAGTACGACTGTATCTGCGCTTGCCTCGGGGCCACCAACATAGTTGGAACCCTCATCGGGGCGAGCGAAACATACAGAACCAGAGAGGACACCATTAGATGTGGTGTCAACCTGATCCGAAGTACCGGTTGTAGTATTAGGCGGGTTGTCCTGGGTGAAGCTATCTGCTGTCAGGACGCCCGTGGTATTACGAATACCAACGTGCAAAATCCGTAGCGCAGAGCTACTCTCAGTCCAACCACCACTTGCCTGTCCAAGCAAAGGCATAATCTTTCTCCTACCTATGCTCCCTGTTTACAGGGGGCGGTTGATGAAAACGCTCAAAGCGTTTTTTGTGAGAGACCATCCCTCACACATAGTTAGCAAACTTATTGAATGAATATCGTAGGAAGTTTCCGAAAGTTAGCTCCCCCTGCTAAAAAACAGTCGCTAAATCGCAAGGGGAGGGTAACTTTCAAAGTTTCGTCCTACGAGCCAAAGACGTTAGAAACGTCAGGAGCAGATTCCCACAGATTCGCAAGCTCGCTAATCTCACTGGCTGCGGTCTTGTTGACTGCACCAACGGACTTCACGCCCTTACTTGCCTTACGGGGCTGGGGACGCAGACGGGAAGCCTTCTTGGAAGATGCCTTCTCGTCATCGCCTTCGTCGGCATCGTCTTCATCGCCTTCGTCGGCTTCGTCGGCTTCGCCTTCGTCGGCATCACCCTCTTCCTCATCCTCACCAGCGAACTTGCCGCCGTAGAGGTTGGCAAGAAGATCGCCGTCCTCGGCCATGAGTTCCTCGGCCATCAGACCCATTGGATCTTCACCCAGGATCGGAGCCTCTTCACCCATTACGTCACAGGCTTCGGATTCGGCCTCTTCTTCGGCCATCATCAGAGACTCAATGTTGGCCTCCATGTCAGCGTCGGAAGGACCAGCAGCCTGCTGTTCTTCAGCGAGCATCTCGGAAAGCATGTCCATCTCATCGGCACCGAGAGCGATAGCGAGACGCTGTAGAGCGGCCTTCTTGGAGGCTTCTTCTTCGGCCTCTTCTTCGGCTTCCTCTTCAGCTTCCTCTTCTGACTTCTTGGCCTTCTTGGAAGCTACTTCCTCTTCGGCCTCTTCGTCAGCTTCCTCTTCGGCCTCTTCCTCGGACTTCTTGGCTCGGAGGCGGCGGATACGTGCCTTCTTGGAGGCTTCCTCTTCCGCTTCCTCTTCGGCTTCCTCTTCGGCTTCCTCTTCGGCTTCCTCTTCGGCAGCCTTGGAGAAGGAACTACCGAGACCGGCAGCTACTTCATCACGGGAAAGGATGCCGTCACCATCGGTGTCGAGAGCAGCGAAAACAGCCATGCTTCCGCCCCACTCTTCGGCGGTAATGAAACCATCACCGTCCAGATCGTAGGCATCAAACATATCGTGGGCGGTTCCGCCCGTGGCTGCCTTGGCACCGTCTTCTTCGGCGAGCATCTCGGCGAGCATCGCTTCAGCAACGGCGGCTTCCGAGTCAACCTCTTCGGGTGCATCGGGAACAAGACCTGCGCTATCGGGAGCGAGTGTCTCGTCCGCTGGATCGTTCTGGTCTGCACGCATAGCCTGAAGCTCTGAACGCATAGCCTGAAGCTCTGACATTAGTTCGCCCTGGACACCTTCGTCCTCGGCCAACATTTCCTCACCGAGCATCTCGGCAAGAAGGTCACCATCAGCCTCTTCGTCAGCAGTAAAAAGACTCTGCTTCTGGAGGCGGGCGATACTGGCCTTGATCTGGATGTCGGGGAGGTCCATCAGATCGAGAGCTTGATCTTCAATCTGTGCTGTGGTGGCGTTCTGTCCCAACATGGCCTGGGCAATACGGATGCACTTTGCAGCCTTACGCTCAACACTGGCACGGAGATCACGGGCCGACTTCAAGGCCGGGTGGTCGTGACCTTCATGGGGAACCGCAGGATGTTCGGCGTTCCCGTAAGGACCGGGGGTGGGATCTTCGGCCCACGACGAGGTGTCGCCATTCTCATAATCATGGGCATCAGGATCTTCCTGATGCGCCGGGTGATCATGGGTATCAGCATCGGTATAACCAGGATTCGCCGGGGGTGGCGATGCCTGCTTCTGTTCTGCTGGGTTCCAAGTTTTGCGTGTACGTGCCATGTCAAGACTCCTTGTTCGGCGGTGTCGAATCGCTCATGTTGTTGTCCCTCACCGAAAGCAACTTTCCAAGCCGCATGAGGGTCATAGACTCTGAAACAGTAGGTTTTCTACCAAGTGATCCAGCGCAAGCATGGAGGTAACCCTCCAAGGAACCGTACCGATCAGTCGTGCCGACTTGTAGTGCGGTTCTATAGATACATCTCGGAATAGAAAGTCCAACGAAGTTATTGAAAGTTGCAACTTTGTTGATGAGGTCCGCATCTGTATCGCTCGACCTAATCAAAAGCTCCAAAGCTGCGTTGTAGCCCACTTTTCGCCGCTTTTCGGCGGCTTCTTTGATGACATTATCATTCAAAGCAGTGGAGGAACTTTCTGGTGACGGGTCAGGAGAAAGTTCATCTTTCAGTTCTTTCTTGCCCAACTCTTGGCGAATCTTTCCCTTGATTCGGTTGAGAATCATCTTCTGGACTTCAGACTCGAAGTCCCCAAGAGAGCCTCCAGCAGCATCGGGCTCGTCTCCGCCGCCACCTTCTTCCTCGTCGTCGCCCCACCCGGCATAAATGCCGTCACTCATATCGAGCATAGCGGCCTTTCGGCGGGTGTTCTCATCCCAATCCTTTGGGGGAGTGGCGAGAACCCGCTGGGCCTTGCGAACAATGGTGGCGTCTATTTCTTGCGGTGAGAGGATGTTTCGCATCACAGCCCCACCGAAAGCGGGAGTTTCCACCCAAGAGGCTTCGATGAAATGAACTCCCCCGGTTGGATCAACTGAAGGGTGGCCGCAAAGTTCTGCGACTCGGTGTTTACTGCCGCCTTGGTCAAAGAACGTGTTGCCCTTCTCGTACCGAACATGCTTGCACATCTCGGTCTCATCAGCGGCGACATGCCCACATTTGGTGCAGATGGTGAAGTCAACGGTACAACCCATCGACATCGAGGCCATCTTGCCGCCCTCGATAGACTTGACCAGATCAGTGTTCTTTCGGTCCGTGGCGATCAAAATATCGATGTAGACGCTATCCCCGATATCACGGGCGCAGGCGTCAATGATCCTGCCTCTCGACAAGTCCTCGACTTGGACATGCTCCACGAAGTTGTGGGCTCCAATGAACGTCCGGTAGCTCTTGAGCAGAACGTCCCGATCCCAGCTATCGAGGTTGTTATTGATGAAACGGTCACACTCGGGCTTGATGCGGAAGTTGGGGAACTTCCGGTTGACCCGAAAGCCGTCTTCAGTCACCGACCCCATCTTCATGTTGGATACATCATAGGTATCCACAGAGGCCACGATAGTAGCGTGGGTCAATAGGAACTGTTCGGGGTTGAACTTCGTATCGAAGATCTCCCCGGCTTGGTCAATCAAGTTGACCGAGAGTTGGGTCTGGATACTTGCTGTGCGGATGGTCTTCCATGTCTTCTTATCGACACGGGGTTGAACAACAGTCGCACGGGCATACTTGAGGAACGCCATTTCAGCCTACCATCCCAAGAATGTCACAACGCTTGATCAAGAACATGCAGGAAGGGCAACCCATGAGCTTCTCACTCATGCCGCTCTCCCGCTTGTAGATCGCCTTGCGAAGCGAACCTGACCCGCACTTTGGGCAGCCAAAGTCGCTACTGGTTGTCTCGCTCTTCGTCGCCCGATACTTTCGATCCAACGCCGCCCAGTACAAAGCCTTCTTCACATGGGCTTCTGCTACTCGTTGAGAGAGATGAGCCTCAATCCTGGCTGTACGGCGTTGCTCACGTTCAGCATCTTCCTCATCGTCGTCCACCATAAAGGTTGGAAGTGGAGTGTCGGGAGAGTTGCGTGAGGGATCGGGACCACCTGGAACTTCCACTGAACCTGCCCCGCCGGGGACAGAATCGTGGTGGGGTTCGTTTACGGGTGAGTCCTGTCGGATGCGCTGGAGGTCTTCAACAGGGTATCGCTTGTTGCCGTATGCGAACTCCACATCGACCATACCAATAGCAGGGAACACCGACACCACTCGGCCAGACACCATAGAGTCTGCACCAAAAGGAGCAACAGCATCCCCGACAGAGAACTCCGAAGCTCTCTGTTGGTAATCAATATAGACGGTGGCTGACCGCTCGGACACAACAAACCTCCGTAATCAAGCTGTCAGGTCAAAACCGTGTTGGACAGCGGCCTTCTTCCCAATGGAAGAAGCGGCATCATTCACGATATCGTCTGCGAGACTGACCAGCTTTTCCATACGTTCAGCCGAACCAGAAATCATCTCTTCAAGCCGCAGTTGGGCGGTCGGAGAAGAATCACCAGCACCGGTCATGCTATCGCAAAGACCCTGGAGGTAAGGAACGACCTCGCTCACGGCACCGACCACTCGATCAGATGCAGCAAGGGATTCCAGAGAGAGGCCGTCTTCACCGGCTGCTCCAGCAGAAATCAACGAGTCCCGAATCTTGTCCACGGTGCTGACCAAGGTATCGGCAGCGGAGGAAATCCCTCCAACACCTTCGACGCCCGCAGCAGCGAGCTTCGCAGCACAGAGCTTGAGGTGGTCTCGGAGACGCCCCAGTTCCATCACCTGTTCATCGTGAGCCTGCTTGGCGAGTTGGACCACCCGGGAAGCCTGCTTGCCGGGTTCGGCACCTCGACTCTCTGTGGAGGCTGAAGCCAAATCACCCTCTTCCTGCTCCCCACGGAGTTCTCGGTTGGACTGTTGGGTGAAATGCCCATCCATGTAGGCACCTTCGTCCCCGTCGCCTTCGGCGGGACCGGCAACCTCACGACCGATGTCGTCTGGATCAAAGCCTTCTTCCTTCACGACATCGAGTTCATCAAGAGCAGTGCGATCTGCGCCTGCCTGACGCTCGACGTGATCTGAAAGCAGATCACAGCGATATGAGAAATCAGTTGCGACATGGGTGGGGACTCCAAGAGCCCTCGCCTCTGTCTCAAAAAGAGTAGCGATGCGGTCAAGTGTCTGGGACACCTGCTTTGCACCGTGTGGGGTCAGAGTTGCCATTTTCTTGTGCCTCCTAAACCGGGTCGGGCCAGATTGTTCGTCTCTATCACGCAAAGGCCCTTCAGATACAGGAAGCCCTCTGCTTATATCACCAAGGTTATAGAGGAAAGATTGGGATGACTTGTTTGCCAAAGATACTGCCCTGGTCAGCGAGGCTTCTTTGGCCTGTTCCAAGATTCGCCTCACTTGCTCGGGCTCAAGTGTCCCGTCTTCCACAAGTTTCGCCAGGGCTTGCCTGAAACTTTCAGGGACTTCTTTGCCCCCTGAAAGTTTGGAATGTTCGTCTGCGAGAGCCTTATGGACCGCTTCTGTGTGTTGAGAAACAGCCTTCTGGACCTCTTCATCGGTCCCCTCTGGAGGGGTCTTCAACTTGCCTATCGAGGCAAATGCCTCGACCACGGCGGTACTGGAATGAACCCGGGCCACCGCATCATCGATCTGGTCACGTTTCTCTGACGGAGAGAGATCGGCCCACTTCTTCTTGTCCTTCTGTTCCTTCTTCTTGTCCTTCTGTTCCTTCTTCTGCTTCTTCTTCCGTTCGTCTTCCTTGCCCTTACCTGACAGAGCCTTGGCGAGCATGGGGCCTTTAGTAGAGAAGTCGTGAGAAGCGTTCCGGCGCATCCAGTCTTCCAAGAACGCTCTACCATCCCCCGTCATGGAGGAACTCTTGCTGTCCAGAGCCTTCGCCATGTCACCGTAAGGAGATTTATCGCCTCCGGTTACGGCCACGATATCGGTAGGGCTCATATCAGCGAGGGCTTCGTCGTAGATCCGTTTGGATTCATCGCTGCCGGGATCGTCAGCGATCTTTAGGACATCCCCCATCTTCCCCTGGCTCTGAAGGGATTTGATCATCTGGAGCACACCCGCTGATGGGGCGTCCCCGGTATTCCCAAAGGAATCGGGCTGGTCATTGAGCAATCGGGCAGTAGCGAGAGAGTTCCGTACAGCCTTGACTTGCTTGTACTCCGCAGACCTCTTTTCGTCCTTGAGAGTCCCGTCTACATTGGTCAGTGAAGAAATCCGGTCATTGAGCTTGTGGAGGATTTCCTCTTGCTCCTTCTCCTTCATGGAGCCGAACTGGACGACGGCGATGTTAGCCCTCTCACCCAGCTTCTCTGGGGTGGCTTGATCAGCGTCGTTCTTGATCTTGGAGCCACCAGACCACATCGGATTGAACGTGACCTGCTGGGCGATCTGGGAGTAAGCGATGGATTCTGCGAGTTCCTCGACCGAAACCCGCTTCTCCGCTTTGGCGAGCCTTGCCTTTGCAGCCCCCAGACTCCCCTCGACCCCCTGGACCTGCTCTTCTAACTTGGCCTTCTGCTCTTCCTTCTCTTCTGGTGACCCCTCACCGGACTCCAACGCTTTGAGTTGCTCCCCCAAGTCCTTCAGATTTCTCTCGGATTCCTTGACCTGGGACTGGGCTGCCGAGAGCTTCTCGAAGGGTTCAGTGTCCACACCACTCCGAGATGCCCTGGACTTATCCAATACCCAATCGGGGGTCTTACCCCCAACAGCCATCACATCAATAGCCTTGTTGATATGCCCCTGGACAGATTCGGACAACTCCAGTTGTTGGTCTTGGTCCAACAGCGCCATCGCATCTGCAATAGACTTCTTGGTTTCCCACATCGGCGAAGCGGAAGCCATCTGGCCTTCAAGCCGATTGACCGTCTTTGTGATCTTGTCTGCATCAGCTTTTAGCTTCTTGATCCTGCTCTCGTCCCGGGCTTTCTGGGTCTCACCTGCCCGAAACAACCCACCTTCGAGATCCTCCATCTCTGCAAGAAGTTCAGCCCGTTCTTGGTAAAGCGAACCGAGTTCTTCCTCGGTCTCTTGCAGATCTTCGCTGCCATCGCCCATCTCTACATCAAAGGCATCTGCAATCGTGGCCTCCAACGCTTCGACGGCCTTTTCGATTCTTTTGGTCTTGTCTTCGGGGGACTCTTCCTTGGGAGTCTCCGAACCTTCACCCTCGTCCTTACCCTCGTCCTTACCCTCGTCCTCGTCTGTCCCTGGATCGTCCCCTGCAAGCCACGCCTCGGCGTCTTCTTTGGTCTTGAACTTCTGCTGTAAGGGCAGACCATCCTTATCCATCAAAGACTTGTGCTTGGCCTTGAAAGGCTTGCCACCCTTCTCTTTGGTCTCCCAAAGATCTCCTGGTTTCCGTTCCACGGCTTCCAAGTACCGAGAGGCAACTCGGTCAAGGGACTCTTCGTAAATGGTGTCCTTTAGATCAAAGGTGTCCTGCTGCTTGTTGGACACGAACCCGACTCGGGCCTTCAGCTTCTTCTTGCCCTTGGCAGGGGTGACACCCTTCGCCAAGAGATCGTTCGAGTACACGGGACTGGTCCCATCGGTCGCCACCGTGATGTGTGCAATCTTGTTGCTGCTCGTCACCCCGGCAACCTTGACCTTGACGGTTTGGCACTTCTCATCTGCCGCCCAACCGACGATCTCCAAAGGAGCAGAATCGCCCATAGGTAGCGCCTTGACCTCTTCTGGGCTGGGCTTGAACTTGATCGTCATATGGTGGGCGAACCGCTTGGAAAGAAGGGGGATACCCGTCTCTTTCTCCCACCACCGGAACAACGCAGAGGGGTCGTCGAGAATGACTGCTGTAAAGAGAGCCTTTGGCTTCTTGGCGGCAATCCTCTTGTAGTTCAGCGACAAGTCACGGTCTCCTTCCTGGCCCTGCGTCTCGATATCTGGATCATCGACATCAAGTCGGCGCTTACGGAGATCGTACCGTGGGGGCTTCTTTTTTGGGTTGGGCTGGGACATATCTTCGATAGCTTCGTCCTCCTTCTCGGAAGGAGCCTTGGTAGCCACCCTTGTGGCCTCCCAACGAACCGCATGAATCGCTGCCCTTTCGCTGGTGTGCTTCTCAATAGAGAACCCCTCGCCCAAGGTCGAATACCAGCCATGCCCGAACAAATAGACATAGCCTTTGGGGTCGAAGCTGCGAAACCCGACCGGGCTGCCCTTCATTTCCTCCACACCCCAATCGAACACTGCCTTCACAATGGTCGATTTGGAGAGAAGACCTCGGAGCCATCGTAAAAGCCCCGCCTCTCGATCCAGGGCGGCCTTCTTGACGGACATATCCTCGATGACCGTGCCGTCCTTCATATAAGCATCCTCCAAGCCTGGGACCAAATACTGATCCTTCAGCATCGAAGAGGTATGCCCCACGGTCTTGGAGACCTCTTCCAAGACCTTCTTGAACTCATCTTTGAGGATTGCATCACGCTCTTTCCGGTCTACCGGAAGCTCCGGTCCGTCCTTACGAACGGCTTTCAGCGCATCCTGCATCTCACGATTAGCGTGGAACCCCCGAAGGTCTTTGGCGGTCACATCGTATTGATCGAGGTATTCGTTCACCTCTTTACCGTCGATCTTCTTCTCGATGCCCTCCCCCTGGAAAGCCAGAATGGAGTCCTCGGATTGCTTGTCTTTGACGGCCTCTTCCAAGGCTTTCACGACGTACTCGTTCTCGACGGTCTTATCGTGCTTGACCCCCGACTTACCTGTGTACTTGAGGCGAGCCTTGCCCCCTTCAAACGACACATGCCGCTTCTCCAAACAGGTCACCCCATAGTGGCCGTCCTCGGCAGACGAGGTGTTCCCGACCCGCTCGTAGGTTTCGTTGATTAGGGCAATCGCCAGGGCAGTCAATCGGGTCTCATCATCCTTGGATTGGAGGTCTTTCTTGACCTTCGCTCGGAGATCGGAGATCGACGATTGGAGCTTGTCCAACCGCTCCGCTTTCTCTTCATGTCGCTGCTGGACCTGACGGGGGCCATACTCGTAGTGGGTATTCCCCTCTTCGTCTTCCGTCTTGGACTTGTACTTACCTTCCAAGTACCGGGCAGCGACTATGTTGGACAATGGGATCATTGAACCTCCATGAAAAGGAGGCGATAGAGCGATTACCCGTTAGAAGCGGTCATCGCCTTCCGCTGGTGGTTCATAGTTCAACCCGAGCTTTTCGGCGATTAGCTGGACGACTTCAGTATTTTCCAGGATCTTATCTGCGGCACTGGAGTAAACCGAACGCATCATCTCATTATACATGGGATCGTTGATGGACCAGAGGTCACGTTCCAGCTTCATGCGTGTGCTGACCGGATCGATATTCAAGAGTTCCAAGATCACGTCAACATCCAAACTGCCCTTCTGATACAGATTGAACAACGCATCGAACGTCTCACTATTGTCTCGCAGTCCAAGACGGGTGAAGCTCAACTTCGGATAGATGATCTGCTCACCAAGTAGTTCATCCTCTTCGATGAACCCCATGCGGCGGCACATCGGCTTGAAGATGTATTCGTCAACGAAATCTTGAAGAATCTCCCGCAGGAGCATGTATCGAGTGTTGATGACTTCCAGATTGATCCGGTCGCCCGAGTAGGAAGACTCCCCTGAAAGGAGGCTCTCCGTGACCCCAAGACCCGAATACATCTGCCGGTCGGTCAGATCGTACTCGCTTGAAAGCTCCAGCAGACGGTTGGTGTTTCCCCCACCCATCTCTTCCCAAGTGACTTGGAAGTTAGTGACGATGGTGTAGTCAGGGTCTTGAAGACACAGATCGATCTGGTCACGCAGTTCCTCGGTATCCGCCGCATCCATGTCCTCTGCATAAACCAACCGATACGGGGTCATGTGCCTGGAGGCGATGCTGGTCTGGGCCTGTCGGAGTTTATCTCGATAGACCAACACCCGAATGCACCGTTCAAGGATTGAGTGCCCTCGGGGCTCGTACTGGGACTTCTTCCGACTCATGTAGTACACGAACGACCCTGCATCGGGGTCCGTGTTCAAGGGGATGTTGCGGCCTTCTTGGATCGCCTCCACAACATCTCTCGGCATCGAGTTCACGATCCGTTGGGCCTGGACATCCCCCTGGTTTGCCTTCTGAACGATGTCCTTGGTCTTGGAGTCTGGGATTAGCTCAATGATCTTCTCGCTGGTGAACGGGAAGCTCTCCATGTGAATCTGCTCTGGGGGCAAAACCCGCACCGCAGACCACCCATGAAAGTTCCGCTGCATCCAACGGACCTCACGCTCATCGGCATCCTCACGCTCATGGTAAGTCTCGGTCACTTCCCCATCCTCGGTCAGTTCCCGTCTGGCTTCCTCCCGAATGTCTTGGGGCATGTCCTCGGAGATGTCCTCAACGAAGATGAAGACCTCTCCAAGCAAGTAGTAGTCATGGACAATCTCGATGAGCCTATGGAGCAGACCTTCTTTCTTGCTCCACCGCTCACAGAAATCGAGGGCTTGTTGGGCCAAAGTACGGTCTTCAGCTTTTGGCATCCCCAAACGAATCTTGGAAAGGGGAAGCTCCGTATGAAGATCGATAGCCTGCCCAACGAAGGGATCTGTCTGGTAGAAGAACCGATAGTAGTTCCGCTGCTCATCAAGAGACTGCGGAAGCTCCAAAAAGTCTGTTGAAAGCTCGGGGGAATAGAAGTTCCCCCCAGAGCCTCCGGTCGTCCCACCGCCTGTGAAGGCCACCCTCGAACGCATCGCAGACGTGACCACCACCTTGCGTGGTTTGCCAGTAGTCACCTTCGGTCTGGCTGGGGCCTTCCCTACAACCTTCGTGTCATTGGGGTTGTTCATCTTTGCCATCAGTTATCACCAGTCACCGGTCGTTCGAGAGATACTACCGGCGTCTTTTCTACCACGGGTGGTTCTATCATCAGATCGGGATCTTCAGTGTTGGTGTGAGAACCCAACACTCGGATGGAATCGAGGGCTCCCAACGCTCTGTCGGTATCCCGGATAGTGCGCTTGATCCGTGTCCTCTCCAAACCAAAAGCGGCCTTCTTCTCCAGAGAACGACAGGTATCCAGCACCGCCAACAAGGATTTATGAGCCGTGCGGATCTTTGCGTGGATCTCCCTGTCTTCTGGAGACGTAAGCGTGCTACTGATTCGTTTGAGGTATCGTGACATCAACCTACCTTACCCTTGCCAGTCCACTTTTCTTTATTAGTGAGGAAGCCTTTTTTGTAAGCCATCTTCACGATTCTCTTGAGTAGGTCAGTATCCGCCGGAGACCCCTTGAAGATTCCCTCCCACGTTCCACCGATCTTCACAAACGCATCCGAGATGCGGTCAAACTCGCTGGGCTGGGAATAGACTTTCCCCTTGTAAAGCATATTGACGATCTTCTGAATGAAACGATGGTCTGCTCTAATGGGAGAAATGGGGGATAACGTAGCCATTATCGAACCTTCTTCGGCCCTTTGAGCCGATCTATTTGCCTGGATTCGTGGCTGCCGCTCCGCATGAGCTTCCTCCGCAAGTGGGTCGGTTGGTTTCTGGGGATGGCATTACCACGCCCTCCTTTAGCAAAGTAAATAGGCTTTCCAAGCTGTTGACTGGCAAGCCACACCATACGAACAAGTGCATCACTCATATCATCGTGCTTACCCCTGACGTTAGGGGCCTCAACAGTCGTCAGGTACTTGGAGTGTTGCTTCGCTTGAAGCTCTAACAACTCTGTGAGGTAGGGGCAGTGTTCTTGGCCGTCTGGGATTGGGTGGTCATACAGGACCAACCGCTTATCCCACATCATGTCCTTGAAGGTCTTGAAAATCTCGGAGACCAAGTTCTTCGTCATGTGCCTGGACTCCATCTGGCGCAGCCCTCTCTTCGCCAGGGCTTGCTCCAACGGGATTCCAGCCCACTGATCGAAGACGCCCTCGGTGATAAAGAACTTCTTGCCCAGATCCGCAATCCAATCCGCGACATCCTCGAACTCCAAGCGGTCTTGATCCTTGTACTTTCCAACACCCGCTCTGATCTGCTCGATGTAATCGAGAACGACTACTGAACCTCTCTCCTTATCTGCCTCGATATGACCAATGGCAACGGCAGTGCCGTCCCCGGCCAACCCAAGGTCGAGCCCAAGAAAGTGTGGGGACCGTGCTTTCGCTCCTGTACGGGGCCTACGATCTGGATCAACGCAGGCCATCAAGTCTTCCTTGCGTTCAATCCATCCACGGGTTCTGTCCGTGAACTCCCCGCCGTACTCCGTAAAGAAGACAATCGGGTCTTTCTGGTAGTGCTTCTCGAACTCGCTTGCAGGGACGGTGGGGTTCACCTCCCAGGTTGGGGCCTGGATCGCCAGCATGTTCTTGCTCGCTGGACCCCCAGACATAGCGATCTGGAACAACTTGTAGAACTGTCCTTGTCGTCCCAAGGGGGATGAGATGGAGATGATTCGACCCTCAACCGGACCAATCGGTATTCGAGCATCGTCTGGGTCTTTGGGGGAGAACGCCGATGTCGAAGGCGTCACAGCATTGTAGACTTCTTCAGCCCCCGACTGACCTTTGTCAGTGAAGTGGGCCATCTCATCGAGAATCACGACCAAGTTACCCGCACCACGAAGACCCTTCGCCACGCAAGATCTGAAGGTAATCTTCAGAGTCGCCTTGGCCGTTGGATCATTGTCGTATGAACCGTACTTCTCGATGTCCGAAGGGGTCTGAAACCGGGCATAGGACATCGTGTTGTTCGCCGTGTAGGGCGAGAAGAATGCACAGTTCCGGTAATGCCCCGACACCTCTTGATAGAGCAGACCAGCTTGGTCCTTGTCCGTAGCGACCGAGATAATCTGAATGTTGTTCCCAGAAGGCAGACCGTAATATCCCTGCGGATTCCCCTTGGAGATAAGCCTGTACGTCTCGTAGGCGGCGATACAAGCAGAGATAGCTGTCTTGCCTGACCGTCGTCCGATGGAGAGAATCATCTCTCGGCGTTCCTCACCAGGAATGATCTCTTGGACGTTACAGCGGCCCTCTTCATAGAGCTTCCGAAGATAGCCCGCCTCGGTCATGTACTGGTAGTCGTCCCGCCGCCAGTCTGAAACAGGGACGTTCTTGTCGATGTCATTGAGGGGTATCCCGTAGTGAGCCTTCAGAATGATCTTCTGGACGGGAAAGAGCTTCATAGCGAGACCCCAATCGGCCTCGATGAACTCAATGATGTCGGCTGCTTCCGTGTCGTTGTCGGTAGGAGACCTCCCAATCGTAGATGCAATAGTCGAGAGGCTCATCAGTCCCTCTTCATACGATTCTTCGCTTCATCTTCCCATTCATCAGCAAGACGTTGGGCGAGCTTGGCGAACACCGTCTCGATCATCTCGGGTCGCAGCCCTGTATCAGACAGGGCACCTCGGAAGGTTTCCATGATGAACGAAAACAACTTCTTGAACGAGGCAGATTCCAGATCAACGGCGGTATGAGAAAGCTGATCCTTCCGCTTGAGCCATGTGTCCCCGATAGCTTTCAGCGCACTGACACGCCGCATGGAGATGTGGCTCGTCTCCTTGCCCTCACGTTCAGCAGAGGTACGCTCGAACGAAAGGGAGGCTGCTTCATCGGCGAGTCCAACGAGAACATGATCCAACACCTCGCCGGACGAGGGCTTGCCCTTGGCCGTCCGAAGAATCGCATCGCTTTCCAACACCACTTGCTTCTGACGGACATGCTCGGCAACAGAGTCGTTGACGGGTTTGAGTGGAGGGGCTGCCTTGCGACCCGGCTTACCCTTCATCACGTAGGGGAGTCCGTCCCCCTTCAGAATGACTATATCTTTGTCATGGAGATCGTCTTTGTCCCGCCATTTATTGTGGCCGAACTCATCCTTGACCTTGACCCGAGTGACCTCTGGGTCGAGTGCATCAATGATGTCTTGTCTCTCACCGTGTGTTTGCTTGGGCACTGGCACCTCCTACTGATTCTACCGTCAACTTGGAAGTGCCTGCTCCTATCTGCTGAACGGTTATTTTCTATTCATATCTGTATATCAGCCCGCCATCGTGTGAGACGGTGCGCCAATAGTAGTACCCGTCAGGGTCAGATACCCGTCAGTAGGGCTCAAAGTAAAGTTCGTTGCTGTGGCCTTTTCAACCTTGTCGAAGACGGTCCGAGAGGGGCCAGATGGTCCAGTCACAGTCACCGTGTCCACGCCATCAGTCGCCGCACTAAACCCTGGAAGGTTATTGATCGCAGCCACGATGTTAGCTGCGATGTCTGCGGCTACCTCACTGTCAGCAGTGAAATGATGATCTGCGATCAAGACATGCTCTCCGATATGAAGCTCCGACCGGCTAACCGAAGTCGCACCGAGAAGACCTGTCTCGAAATCGTTGCTGGCTACCGTGATGGTGCCCGTGGCTCCAGAGACGCTTCCCGTGATCAGAGCGTTGACGTGCCTACCACCACCCGTGGAGATCTGCTGCTGTGTGACCGCACGGCGGTCCACAGTGGAGTTGATACCCTGGCTCGGGTCAGAGGGTGAGCTAATACCGGCTACAAGCGTCTTGAAGGACTTTCCGGCTCGTACATTGGATGGCTTCTTCATGGCTGCCCGCTCCCGACCTTTTCGATCATCTTTCTTGCCTGTTTAGCGATGTCCTTGATTCGATTACCCCCACTCCAGTCGAAAGAATCAGAATCGCCCGACTCGGCAAAGACCACTGTGCAGCTACCGCTCAACTTCCCACTGCTGCTGTGAAAGTACGCCACCAGTTCGTAGGGTCGGCCCTTCCAAATCGCCTCTACCCGAGCACCGGCAGGGCCATAAGAGTGGTCATGTGTAGGCTTTCCAAGGAGGGGTGTATCTTTCGCCATCCCCATCGTACAGATACCCAGGCACAGATCATCGAGTCTGCCTTGTGCAGTGTCGGGGGTCGAAGCAGCGGTCTTGCCGAACCACGCCTGCTTCAAGACCTGCTCGGACTTCTCAACATCATCCAAGCCCTTTGGCATATCCTCGTCAGTCGGATGGTCTGTCTTTATGACAAGGCGATTGAGCGTAGAGAAAGCCTCACCCCCAGGTTCCTTGTCACGAATCTCTGAAGGGGTTGGAGGCGTCTTGGGACCGTCTGGAGAACTTGGGTGATTGGAATCAGCCTTGGATTGGGCGAACTCTCGGGTCTCCCTCGTCAGGGGGTTGTCGAAGAACAGATGGGCTGCGCCTCCGCTCCCAGAGTCGGCTTCGCCTTCCTCGGGTTCGTCGGTCTTGAACCAACTCTTACCCAGTTCACCCTCGGCTGGATCAACCAAGTCCTCTTCCTCGGCGGTCTTGCCGAACCACTGTCCAGCCAGCTTTTGGGCTGCACTTTTCATTAGTTCCCTCGGGCTGAACAATCCAAAGTTCTTGGGGTCCAAGACGGAATCCCGAACCTTGTCCCCACGCTCTACAACGAAGTCTGTGGTGCCACGGAAAGCGGCATCTCCGTCATCTCCAGCCTGGGATTTGTTTGAGTATGGCCCGTAGGTGTCTCCATCCTCGGTGCTGACGTACCACTTGCGGGGGTCCAGATCCTTGAGACCCTTACGCCCTGCCTGCTTCTGGTCCTGTCCCGCCAGCTTGCCTCCCGTCATACGGGAAAGCTGCTTGTAGGCGGCAGGTGCGTTTTTCTTGGCTCGTTCGACCTTATCTTCCCCTCTGGGGGTGTCTTCAAGACTGTTCGACAAACGGTCAGTAGACCGCTTGAGGTCAGAATCACTCATCTGCTGAATCTGCTCTGCCGAGTAGTTGAACTCCTTTTCAAGAGCATCATGGAGCGCATAGAAGTAACCAATCAGGTTCTTTCGACCTCTTGGTAGCGATGCGGCTTCCAGACCTTCACTGTAACGAGGCCCGCCTACGGTTCCCATAGGTGCCCCAAGAGGGTACTCGCCGTCTGCGTGCCTGTTCATATCTCTAACCTCTACTTGCCCGTAGCTGACGACGGCGTTGAAGATGGGCCAAGCGTGCTTGCTTACCAGACGAAGGGGAGCGAGGCTCGGTAGTGACACCGGGGAGGCTCCCCGATTCTTGAGTCTCACGAAGTTCCCGGTTCTCTTGCTGGGTGAACTCTCCACCCATGTACGCCTCATCACCGTCCAAAGACTCCAAAGGACCACCAACCTCACGGCCAATGTCTGATGGGTCCATGTCGGAGGCAACTTTGGCCTTTTGGATAGCCTTCGTCATCGCTTTTTCCATAGCGGCGTCAGCTTCTTCTGCTGTTGCACCGCTCTCATAAGCAGACTTACTCGCATCCCAGATCTTTGGGATCGACATCATGTTGATGGTGATCCGATTACCCAACCGGGAGTAGGTACTGTTGATGTGCTTGTCCAGCTTCTTACCTTTCAGCGGCTTCGCATCAGCAGCGGTCTTACGAAGCTCCTGCAAGCGAGCCTTCTTCTTCTTCTCAAACTTCTCCAAAAGCTCGGCGGGCATCTTGCCGTCGTCCTTCTTCTTGTCGTCCTTCTTGTCGTCCTTCTTGTCGTCGGACTTGGACTTGGCCTTACCGGCGGCAGCAGGGCCTCCAGACTCACACATCTCACGCATCTTCCCGGCGGGCATCTTCTCGCAACCCGCAGCCTTGGCCGCACGAAGCACACGAAGACGGCGTAGGGTCTTCAGCCGAGCTTGCTTACCGGGTGCCGGGGCACGAGGGCCGTCAACCGGGGATGAACCCAGGTCGCCTGCTTCCTGTCGGTCTGAAAGCTCACGCCAGATCTGTTGTGTGAAATGACCACCCATGTACCCGCTCTCGTCGGCTTCTGATTCCAGGGGGCCTGCGTTCTCACGAACGATGTCCTCTGGATCGAAGTCCGCCAGGACAACTTTCAAGATGTCCTTCCGAAGCTCGGGGTACTGGTGGGCCATGCGAACCATTCGGCTCAAAAAAGTCATGGGAGTCATGGGATACCTCACTCGATTTCAATGCCACCGAAGAAGACATCGCCAAGGTCTTCATAATCGGGTGCTTCTTCATTTATTGAAAGATTGTCAGATGCAAGGGTCAGGCTGAACTCTTGCGGATCGTGAGTCGGAGCAAAAAGGTTGGCCGTCAACTCGGCATCCGAAGCCTCTGCCTGACGGATCATCTCACGCTGATAGGCCGCTTTATCTTCTGCGGGAAGCTCATCCATCAACTGCTTCCCGTATTTTGTGCATGTGCCTCTGGAGTTGCAGGTACAAGCAGCACACTGCGACATAGACATCACGAACTGAAGATCGTTTGTACGGTGCCGCTTGGCCCCATCCTCGCATCCTTCCAACCCTGTCGGAGTCGCATACGCCGCTGCATCCACATAGAGATGTCCAGAGACGCCCTCATACTGCTTACGTGCCTCGGCGAGAAGATCCTTGGTAGCTGTTCGTAGCCCCTTGGTGAACCGTAGCTTGAGAATCTGCGTCAGGTCTGTACCTGCCATGCCCTCGGACATCTGCTTGCGAGCCCACCGGAGCATCCCTTTGATCTCACCAGCACGGAAACCGGATGTCTTGGCCGCCTGAATGATCCTGGCGTCTTCCCCAGTGAACCCAGTGAAACTCTCTGACTTCTGGGAGACACCTTCATAGGCTGCACCGTCATACTGCTTGGCCTTCTTGGAACGGATCTTCACAAGCTCCTTGTTCTCGGAGATGATCTCGGAAGCCCCCTTCAGCAGTTCTTCAGCAGAACCCTCTGTCGCCAATAGAACCTGTGCGTCCCGTTCGGGGATGAGCCCTGCGTCAGCCCACTTCTGGATCTTGACCTTGGCTTGCTTCACCCGACCTGCCTCAACTGCGGCTGTCTTCTCGGCTACCTTGTCCTCGGCAGTTGCCAACCTCTTCCAAGCGGCGTCCTCCGAGATGTTCGGTGTGTCCAGAACCCCAAGGCCGGTTCCCTCGTAATCAGAGGTCGCCGTCCGTTGGATCAATGCAACACCGATCTTCAGAACGTCCCGGGGGTCTGCCTCCGACGCAACGAGCCGCCGTGCTTCTTTACGATTCAGAAGCCCTGCTTCCAACCACCGAATGATCTGATGGTGTGCTTTCTTACGGACAGAAGCAGCTTGTCGGCCTGCCAAATCCACGATCTCTTGCTCGGTAGGCTCCGCTTCAGCAAAAACCTTACGTGCGTCCGCATGACTAATGGTGTCTGCGGGTCGAACATCTACCGGCTTGGTGCGCTGGGCCTGCTTGGGGCTCAAGTTCTTCGGAATAGACAAGAACGCCAGCCGAAGGATCTCTTTGGGATCTCCCTCGGAAGCGACCTTGAACCCGGCAGACTGGAGACGGGGAGCGTAGAGCCGATATGCCTTTTTCCAAGGCACCTCGTCCACCACCTCCATCTTTAGGACATCACCAAGGGGCGAACCCTCTTCAGCGATGACGTAGCGCACTGCGGCACACTTGCGGCGAAGGGTCTTCTTCCACTTACCGTTGTGAAGCCCGGGGAAGGCTGCGGCGTAAATGAAGACGTTGCCTGCGAGGCCATGTTCGTCTTTGACTTGGCGTAGGTCATCCTCGACCAGATGGAAGTCGTGGCCGAGAGTCTCGGCTGCTTCTTTGAGGATGTCCTGGATTGGATCACCATAGGCAGATCGTCGGTGTGCTCGGAACACAACTCGATCCAACTCATCTTGGGCCGCCTGCTTTTCAGGCTTCTCACCACGAAGGGCTGCCTCGTAATCGGCAACGGCTTTATCCACGTTGGGAACGATTCCGTCCGTCCTACGATCTACGCCCCAGGCTTGTTCAAGCTCGGCGATACCTCGATTTACGGGGTTCTTGGGAAGTCGTGCGGGATCTTGTTCACCGTGCAACCAGCCCAAGCCAGCCAGGGAACCTTCCTTCATCAACTCGGATAGATCGCCAATGCCTTCATGCTCGGAGCGACAAATACCTACGGGGATGTCATCCGCTTCACCGACCTTTGGATCGGACACAAGGCCGTCAGGCAACTGGGAAAGTCCTCGGGCTTCTGGGAGCCGTGCTCGATCCAGAACGCCATCGCCGTAATCCATGTCGAAGTCAAAGCCGTCCATCCCGTAGTTCCACCCATTGGAAGGCGTGAAATCGGTGGGGAGGTTTGACCCTGCGTTTTTCTTCTTACTCATCGTGTTCTCCCCGCATGTATCGGTCAGCGAGCATTGAGGATGGGGTCTTGCGACGAGCGGTCTTGATACGAGCGGTCTTGCCGTGTGCCGCATCCATCTCTTCTTCCTCTTCGTCAGCCCACGATTCGGGATCTTCCTTGATTTCCTCGGCGTCTTGGACGATCTGCTCGACCTCGGCCCGGTCTTCTGGGTCTTCCTGACGGGAAATAGCTGCCCAATGGGGTGCCCGCACTTCGTCGTAGATCGTGTCCGTCAAAGCAGAGAGAGCCTCGACCACGTTCATGTACTGCCGACGCATCTCGGCGATCTTCTGGATGTACCCCTTGCCGCCCAACGACCCATCTGGGCTGACATCGGCAGACTTGAGCCTTGCGAACTTGTGATAGGCCGATATGGCGTGGCCCAGCGATGCCGTAGTGGCTCGTAGGATTCGGGCTAACGCCCTGACCTTCTTCGGATCGAAGGCATAGTCAGGACCAATCCGACGTTCCTGGGGGCCTGTGTCATTCCATGCCCACTGGGAAGAATCCCCCGATTTGTCCTTGATAAAACGGACTTCTCCTGCCGTTTTGGACAGGGATGCCAGTTTCTTTTGGGCAACTCGTTTTGGATCTGGTTCAATCACACCAATACCTCTCGTTCCTACATCACGGGCATCATAGGAAGATTACCTGCCGTCACTGCCAAGGGGGCGTCTCCACTGGAGAAGTCCTGTTCAAGCATGGCGAGATCCAGCGACAGCTTTCCACCCGAATACGTGATGTAGCGTTTCCCCATACACAGCATGAGCCTTACAACGAAGGCGATGGGGAGCAAAGTGAAGGTTCCGAATCCAAGTCCGTTCATCAAAGCGCCTAATGCAGACCCAGGAACCGACCCGATCAAGTCCCCCATTGAGATCTGACCTGCCATAACCGCCCCAAGAGCATCCAAATCCCACTCGAACTCAACCACGTTCATCCAAATCCAGATGAACATGGCGACCATTAGAACCTTGCTGACCCTCGGCAGATGCTTTTTGAGCCAGATGTCAAACTGATCCACCTTGGGTCGGACATTCTTCTGAAGCCAACTCTTGAACCCTGGAAGCTGCTTCATCCCCGATTCAAGCATGGCATTCACAGAGAGCAGCTTGGATTCATCCATCGTGTAGAGCTTCAAGGGCCAGCGTTGAAATGCCTTGCCGATCCCCTCCCGCAGTGCCTTGAAGCCTCTTTCAGCCAAGTCCTTGATATGCTTGGGGCGAAGCTCCGTGAGCTTCGCTACACCCAGAAACTCCTTGAACGAGACCCACAGCTTCTTCCCCTTCTTGAGAAAGAACTGGACCATCTCCTTCAGCTTCTTGACCAACCCCCCAAAGGCAACCTTGCCCTGGTGCATTGGTAGATAGAAATGTTCGGCAAACGCCTCTATGACCTCGGGTGTGAAGTCCCACAGCGCAGCAGACCGGGTGTGAAATGACGTTTCACCCATAAAGGCTTCTCGGGCGGCCAAACGGCACAAATGTCGGTCGGCTACCCTACACGCTGAAGATGGATCATAACTCATTCATCACACCTTGAGAGGCTCACCACCATCATCAAAGAGGCGGGAAATGACGTAATCTTCTCCATCCTTGGATACAGACCAAAGATCCTTGGTTGCCTTATGGACCAGTTCACCCTCTTTCTCCCCGGCAGACATAAACAAGGATGAGATATCTCCAAGGTTAGAGGTCCGCAGAGCCATCGACTGGGCCTGCTTGATGCTTCTACGCAGATGCGTGGTGTCCATCGGACAGAACTCACCCGTGTCCCACTTCACGAAGACCCGAGTGTTGTGGGCCGTGATGTCCCCGAACGCCGAACGGACCATCACAACGGTCCCCTCTGTTCCAGGGTGAGGTGGGTTGTCATAAGACATGACAGCACCGAGAGCGCCTGCAAAGCGAACCCTGGTTCCCGCTTCCACGGGTAGGCCGAGTGCGTTCCTCTCACGGTCTCGTTGGGTAAGGGCTTGGAGAGATGAAGTTCGACCGTCTTCGAGGTTGGTGGCGGTCAGTGTTTGATCTACGGCACCCCCCAGAAAATGATCAATCGACCCTACGGTATCTTCAGTCGCAGCAGTCCTTCCGAACGCCGACTGCATCAAAGTGTCCCAAAAATCGCTCATTACATTCTCCTATGGGCTGCCCAGCCTACAGTTGTGGTTTGCACCCCACCGGGGAACTCGATGTCGAACCCTGTGGCTGCTTTATTGGTAGTGATAGCCAGAGCATTGAGCCCAACCTCCAGCGATACCGTGTAGGAATCGTCTGGATGAGCGACCGTGAACGCCACTGAAACCGTGTCTGCGGTAGCAAAGTCAGCCGTACCGATCTGGAGTGGCTCGGCCAGCGTGCCTGCGCCTGCAACAGCCCCACGGCTGCAACCCACCAAGGTCGCTGCGGAGGTGCCATTCAGGGTCACATCCCCAAGGGCACAGCCAACGGCTGCCAATGAGCGGTCTCCGTTCATCGTCAGATTGGCAACGCTGCCACAGTTCGAGATGGATAATGATCCATCTCCTTCCAGGTTTGCGGAGATGGGTGTAGCCAACGTCGAGGTCGAAGCGACCGCTGTGCAGTTGGCGACACGATATTGTGAACCCACTGCGGAAGGCTTGGTAGCCGATGCGTCCTCGTAATCCAGTTGAAGACCGACAACCTCGTTGACGCTATCGAGCGTGAACTCGGCGACTTCTTCAACCAAACAAAGAGCAGTTGGGGCGCTGGCCCCCATGTCCCCACCTTGGACGTGGACCACGTTCACGGAGCTTGCCCGAACCGGGTAGCCCCCTGCGCCTGTGGCTGTAAGTTTGCAGCCCTCAATGGACACCCCAACCGCTCCGATTTCGGAGGCAGCGCCTCCGATCACCCGAATACAGGCATACCCATCATGGGCGTTCGTGACGTGGAGGTTCCGAAAGATGGCTTGCTCGGGGACTGTCCCCCCGCCTTCTTGGATCGTGATCGTATCTGCCGGGTCGGTGTTGGGGGTCGCTTCAGTAGCCGATTGGATCACCGCACCACCAAGTCCTACGAGATGTACCCCATTACGGGAGATCATAAGGTCTTCTTGGTAGACGCCTGGGCATATCAACACGACGTATGGATCGGTGTCACTCGACGAGACAGGGATCGCATCGAGGGCAGCTTGAATCGCAGAATAGGGGGCACCTGTTCCGCTCTTGCCCACGACCAAAACCCCGGTGATTCCTTGGATACCAGCCAACTCGGAGAGCTTGACGCCGCCCGTGACAACAGCGTCCACGAACTTCAACGCCCCGTCAGCGGCGTTGCGGGTGATCGTCAGAGTATCGCCGCTACCGGGCTCAATCTGAAGTTGATCTATTTGCAAAGGATCTTGGGCCATTTCATCCTCACACAAATACGTCGTAGCCAACATCACCCGTATAGGTGATGCCAGTTTCGATAGTGAATCCGGTAATCGTTTTGCTAATCACTCGAACAAGAATGAAGTCCTCGGTCGAAAAAACCACCCGGTAGTTGGTGTTGGACATGGCCGTATCAAACGTCACGTCCTTGCTTGTCTCGATATCAAAGCTCTCAATACCGTTGCTTGCTGATGTCTGGGCCACGAGATCCTCCACCTGACCAATCGCCGTCTGGATGTCATCCAATACAGCTTGTGGGAGAGACGAGTATGAGTCTTGGATCAACCCATTAGGCGTCTGCATGTTTCGCACGGAGACCACCGATGAAGAATCCAAGACCACGTTGAAGTAGTAGCTTTCCTCCCCCGATGAGGACTTGTAGGAAAACTCGGATTGAACAAGCGATACGGCCATTGTTACCAAATCCCCGTAGTCTCAAAGCCGCGCTTCTCGAACCAATCTTTGAGGTTTATCAAGGACGTTCGGTTGCCCGACCAAAGAGTGATGGAGTCGAAACCTTCTTCAATCCCCATGTCAGTGATGGGCTCTACCCCCGCCATGCGAATCTTGGCATCACGGAGAGAGCGTAGGAGGCCAGGAAGATTACGGATTTCAATGGCCCCGAAGTACACCTTGAGACGGTACTCTTCAGTCGCCTGCTTACGGAGCCATTGGCGAGCCAAGGACTTCGCCATAATGACTCGTCTTTCTGAAGGTTTCTCTTTTTTTGCCATCGTCTTTACCCGCCTGTGGAGCCTCACTGGAAGGTAAGCAATAATCAGAATACCGATACGGCCCGTCAATCAACGGTATACATGACTGGGCTGGCCTGTGGATTCCTCTGAACCTCCCGAAGAATGTTCAGATTCTCGGAGATGGTCGTAAACAACGTGGCATAATCCATCATCCTGGTGTTATTTGACATCCTCTTGATAGAGCGGATGAAGCGGTGGCGTACAAGCCCCTGGCTAACACCAAGCCTCTTGGCAACTTCGCTCTGACAGGTCGTATCGAACATCAAGGCCATGATGTCCACGTCCAGCGGGTCCGAGAGGAACTTCCGTAAGTCATCTACCAGCTTGTCCCGACAGATATCAGGAAGCTCCAAGATGAACTGGATGCGGGCAGTGGCCCTTTGTAGTCGATAACAGACCGTTGGTTGGCTCACGTTGAAGATGGAAGCGATGTCGGTCTGCTTCAGGTGCCGGAAGTAGTAGAGGTCTATGAAGTCGGCCTCTCTTGGGGGGAGATCCCCCAAGATCCTTTTGATTCGGTCGATCTTTTCGAGTGCCTCGTCGTCCGGTTCGGTGAATATCGAATCCAACGCCGAGATGCCATCTTCGTTAGCAAACCTTGTTTCTATTTCCGTTGGATCGATCATATGGTGTCCTGTCCATCTACCCATTGGCTCCCCCTTCCTCTGTGATTTCCATGAAGATTCGAGGCAGCCGAGTAATAACGCTCAAAGAGCGGAGGTCTATCTTTACGAAGACGTGTTCGCCTTCGGAGTCCATAACCAGCCCTTCCAAAGAGCGGTAGGCACCTTCGATAACACGAACACTTGCCCCGATGACAATACTCTCGGAAGTGATTTCTCGGAGCTTCCGCTTCATTTCCCCTACGTGATCGTCGGTGATCACACAGAGAACCCGATATCCAACGGAACACTTCCGAGACATGACCTTGGCGACGTAAGCCTTCTCTTCCAACCGGAAGAAGTCTGTCTCGTCAGGGCCACTCCCAATGAAGACGTAGCCCTCCATCAAGTGAATCATCACCTTGCGGCCATTCTTCCAATAGATGGTGGAGGGCACAAAGACCGGGTGGTCTGAAGTGAGTTTTAGGTCTTTCCGAAGCTGCTTCTCAAGCACATTGTCTGCGATGTATGTCTCGCCTAAACGTGTAAGCTCAAGTGCGGCCCAGGTTGTTCGGTCTCGATGATCGGTCACATTTGCCCTCGCTGATTTCGTTCACACGCAGGGCAAGAAGACGACAAAACTCTGACTGCGATAGTGCAAAAGGCGAGAACTGGGAACCGGACCTTGTAGTGTCTGCGTCTCGCTTCATCGCCCTTCGGTCCACATGGACACCATTGGCAGTCAAAGTTACCCCACCAACATCTTGGTGGGATGGCTTTGGTGGAACTTCCGAGGCCGGAAGTCTTGACACCTTACCGAGATCGCATGACTTTTGTCTCTCGGTGGAGCGAGAACCCATAGAAACTTTCGCCGAAACTTTCGGGGAAAGTTCATCGAATCTTTGAGGGGTCCGAGATAGAATCGGGGGTCTCTCGCCAGAACAGACCCGATGAAGCTGAATCAAATCGCATTCAAGAGTCGCCGATGTCGGCTTCCCTAATCTAATAGAAAGCATTGATGCAATATCGAGAAGTTGGTCCCCGTGGCGGTTACCGACTGTCTCCAACGCTTCTCGATCCCAGTATAGCGGATTCTTTGCCAATCCTAAAGAGACCTTGTACGAAAAAAGGGCCGCTCGGGCCAGACGCTCGTAACAAGTGGAGGGTGAAACCCGCCCCAATAGGGCTGTAAGGCCGGAAAGCACATCATCTAATGAACCTCCCAAGGCGGATAAAACTTCCAAGTAAACCGCATTGAGATCAAGGTGCAGGTAGCTCACCACATTAGCTCGGTTCACTGGACCGAGCATGGAGACCCCCTCCACGGCCTTGATGGCATCCCGAACATGGCACTCTGTTATCTCGGCGATGAGGGGTAGAACCTGGGGGTCGTTCTCAATGCCTTCTGCATCGCAGATTTGAGTCAACCGTTCAGCGATGACGGAAGGGGCAAGAGGGTTGACCACAAAGGCGGGGGCACAACGAGAGAGGATCGTTGCCCGCATCTTCTCGGGTTCCGTCGTACAAAAGATGCAAACCAATCGGCGGTCTTCGGAACCTTGACTGGCTTCCTCCAAAGGCTTGAGCATCGCATCCAAGGCACTTGTCGAAAGCTGGTGGGCTTCATCAAACAAGTAGATTCGACGCTTGCCGCTAAAGGTCGAGTAACCGATCTCGGCCAGAATCTTCTGGATGTCCGCCTTGCCGGAGTTGGTGGCGGCGTCCACCTCCACGAAGCTCTCACTGACGCCCAACTCCAAGATCGAACGGCAAGACATACATTGGTCGCAGGGGCCGCCTTCAACCGGACTCTCACACAAGAGAGACCGGGCGAGAATCCTGCCCAACGTCGTCTTTCCAGAACCATGACGACCGGCAAACAAATAGGACTGCCGGAAACCCAACCCTTGATCCACAAAGCAGCGGAGAACAGAGACCGTGGCCTCCTGTCCAAGCACATCCTCGTAGCGGAGGGGTCTGTATTTTGTATCAAGGCTCATTACCCCTCCTGTGGGTTCCGCTTATACTGGATACCCGCCAGCCAAGGATAACGACCCCCTGACTATGCTTCCATGTCGGGAGGTGGAGTCCCGTCATCACTGACAAAGAGAGTTGTGATGGGCGCTTCTGACGCCTCGTTCTCTTCACGAGGACGCCAATCTCCGTGACGGTCCATCTCATCGTTGTAGTACGTCACATCTGGGGGTGCCACGAAGCACTTGAAGTCACCCGTCTGGGGGTTCTCTTCAGTACGACAAGCACAGAGATGATGGTCCAACAGCGCCGTCTTCTGGGCACCTGTCAGACCCGACCACTCATCCGAGGCCAACTCAAGAATGAACTTGTACTCTGTATCTCCCAGGACACCCACGATAGCTGGAGCCTTCCGGGACTTCCCAAGGATAACCCGACCACCCGCCTTGCTCGCCCGCTCACGAAAGATGACGGCGATCTCATCCAAGACCATCACCAGATCGGGGTGGTAGTCCGAGACCAGCTTTGTCACTACGTCGTAGACATCCTTGCCTGCTTTCCACATTTCGACTGCCATAATCTTATCTCCCTCTAAATGCGTGTTTGAGTCCGTCCAGACCTGCTCGGTCCCATATCTCTCCAGGATCTTTTCCGCCTGTGTAGGCTACCTTTCGACATGAGATTCCGGCACGCCTCAACCAATGAAGAGCTTTATCCGTCCCTACCCTACCCGTCTCGTCGTTGTCATAGACTACATTGACGAAAACTCCGAGCCGCCGAAGATACTCAATGTGCTTGCGAGTGAGACTCGCCCGCACCGAAGCAAGAACGGCGTCCGTCTCTGGGACGACCCATTCCATCGGATAGAGATCAAAGCGGCCCTCTACGATCCAAGCCTCCCCACCTGCCCACAGTTTCTTCGCCGTATCTGTCCCGGTAACCCAGATGGGATTCCAATCCGCCTTGGGCCGCACCAGATACCGGGTCAGGTACTTCCGGCTCATGGACTTCGCTTCAAACCCAACGGGTTCTCCCCTTGGCGTGTAGAGAGGGCATACCAATAGCCCTTCCAGAGACTCTCCATGAGAACCATATCGATCAACGAAGTCGGGGTCGGTGTTGGGGGTAGGGCAACGGGTCCATACACCCTCTCCCATGTTCTCGTAGGAAGCTGTCTTCGCCCCTCTCCCAAGAAGGTAGCCTTCAGCCTCTTCTGTCAGGGAGATCGTATCCAGAGCCTCTTCGATCCACGTCATTGTCATTTCTTGGCAACCCCAAGTCCTCTGCTGGGGTTGTGGATTACCGAGATCGCACGGGATGATCCGAACCTGGAAAGGAAGCCCACGTAAGAACGGTCTGCTGGGACGGCCACCACCATGTCCCCGAGCATCCAATCAACCCGATGGATGGGGCAACCTCCGAACTCATCAAGCCCAGGAAGTACCTGATCGAGTTCTTTTACGGCAGAAATGAGTTCAATATCTGGGAGATCATAGGACCGGACATACTCGATGGCTTGGTTCACGCCCTTGTGCGTGCCTTCGGACACGTTCCCCCACTTGGCCTCCTGACCCATCCCGATGATCTCATCCAAGACCTCTCTGAAGAACGGGCCGTCATCTTTGATATGACGCACGGCTGCTCGGACTACTTGATTAGCCAGGGGCTCTCGGACCCACAACAACCCATGAGACGTAGAGACAAGGTACGGTGCGGTCGCTGTGTTCACCGGAAACTCCACCATAAGTGGAACCCCCCGACTCTTGGTTATGCGTGGGTCTGGTTCCAACTGCTGAAGAAGATCGTTCATTTCCGAAACCACTTGAACAAGAAAGACCACCAACGGGCAGGAACCGTATAAACCACTGAAATGCAGGCCGGTTCTTCCACTACGTCAGGCTCATCGAGGAAAGGATCGTCTGACCTGACAACCTCTTCATCCTCGTTATCGAGCACCCACATCAAGGGAGCCATGTCAGGATAACGGAAAGCGATCTCGGCCCGGGAAGCAGTCTCTACAAACTCTCGGAAGTCGTCCTTGAGGGCGGTCTTATCCTTGATCGGGCTGAAGATGGGACAGCCCTTGGCCTTGTCCACGCCCTCGAACCGGACATCACAGATCGTCAAATCCTTGAGACAGATATGGATCTCGGCCCCGTCTTGGCTGACTCGCCGCTCATTGAAAATACAGTTGTGGGGCCGCTTACGGAGAGACACGTCCAACAACTTATGCAGGTGTCGTGTCCGCACCTGCTTGAGTTTGTATTTTATGGCCCCTTCGTTCTTCACAGTCTTCTCCAATCGTCACAGCACAATACCGATCAGAAACCCGACGCTTCCCAATCATCCAAGATATTGGACAACTGATTGAGTCGGTCAATGTTGAGATTCCCCATGCGCTTCTTGATCTCCTTTCGGAGTCCTCTGACACGCATGGATGTTTTCTGTACGTCAATCTCGTCGTCTGGGGTCAACTCCCAGACAATCGCTTGGGACAATGATGCAGTCAATCTCCGCTCACCAGAGGCTCGAACCAAGCCGTCTTCTACAAGAGAAAGCCTCGTAGGCCGATTGGACCGTGTTGCTGCCGTATTGAAAGCGGTGTCCATCTCTTCATCGGTGCCGCCAAGAGCACCCCTATCGCCAAGGAACACAAGGATTTTGCTCCGCATCCCCGATGCTCGTTGAGCAGACTTCTTCCATGCCTCCCGAGAGGTGTCCTTGTAGCCAAGATTTTGGTCCAACTGGTCGAACCAGACATCTACATCAGTCTCACTCATGCTCAACCCCGCTCATCTTGATTCCCATGATCTCGTTGTAGTCAAACCGCTTCCCCAGAACATCTTGGATCAAGATACTTTTGCCAGTCAGTTCGATGACCTGACCATTGTAAGTACGGGCATAATACGGAACAGATATCTGCCCTTTGGCAAAGGCGACACCCTTGCTCGTTGGACGCCAAAAACCGGAGTCTTTCTTCCCTGTGGACTCTTGGTCCTCACGGGTCATCTCACCCTTCTCAAGCAACCCCCACCACCGAAGCGTGGTGTGTTGGTTGGTCTTGGTCAACCACTGCGGGGCTCGGTTTGGCACATCCACCCATCCCGATTGACCCACCCCTAAATCTCCCTCTGAAGTCTGGACCAACCAGATCAGCCCACGGGCCATCGTCCCATTGAGGTTCCGGTCATAGCTCTTGGCCCACTTGGAGCAGCAGGGGCAAATAGTTCCATCTTCCAACTGTGCAGCCAATCTATCAATGGATTCGGACAGTAGTTCCCCGCTTGCAGCGGTTGGCAACATCCGACGCAAGCTCTCTCGCAGAGAAGAACCGGGGCTGACCTCTTTAGCTTTGGGTTCTTCTAACCCGCTCCACCAATCGTCTACCTCACGCATACTCAATCTCCGATACCACCTTGACTACGGCATAGGGGCCGCTTGGAGGTTGGGGCTGCCCGAAGTCCTCGTTGCCGCTCACGGCAACGACTTGTCCGACCCTATTGATAAGCAGGTAGTCGTCCTTCTCGTACTCCAGAATCTCGGTTCTCTCCACAGAGACCTCCCCGACACAACGCTCACATGGCTGGGCTGACCCACAGGTTTCGCAGATGCTTTTCCATGTCATCGGACCTCCTTGAAGACCGATGCTTCATCCTTGATCTGAATGGTGTATGCCTTGTCTGCCGCCTCCACCAATGCTGGGTTGTGAGACACCAGCAAAATGTCCATGCCCAGCCGCTTGCACAGTAGGGACAGGAAGCGGCTCATGTTGTGGACGTAGTGGGCGTCGAAGGCTGGCAAAGACTCATCCAACAGCAACAAGGGACGCATCTCCCGACGCAGCAGGACAATGATTCGTAGCAGGGCTGATTGGACCGTTGTGACCGCCCCACCGAAAGCATCACTACTCGAACCATCGATAACAGTCCCATTCGGTTGACGTTGCTTGGTGATCAGATCCACCGAGACCTTGCCCCGTTGAACCTCGACGTTGGCCTCCACCCACAGGTCTTGGTCGTCAAAAACCGACGCAAGCCCTTCGGAGAGCAGCTTCTCGACGGCCTGGACTCCCTCGGTGATCTCCATGTCGATCATCTGCCGGAAGACATTGGCTACCAGTTCGAGCTTCTCTTCTTCGGCCTCGAAGCGGCGGATCTCGGCCTGGGTGTCGCCCAAACGCCGTTGGACGCCTTCACGCATACCAACGGCTCGATCCAGCTTCGACCGAAGCTCCTGTGTCTTGGGGACGGGGGGGAGCATTTATACCTCCCAGGCGACAATAGACAGGTAGTCGTCACCACTTCGACTCTCATCGAAGCGAACCCAACCACCCTTACCCTTCTGATTGATGCCGAAGCGGATCGTGTCTCCCTTGTAGCTGGATAGAATCTTCTCCAGATTCTTGTAACTGATGGAGAAACTATCCAGATCATCCGAGTTGTCAGAGGCACCTGACTCCACACACTCAACAGGGAGGTACTTCTGGCCTCCCACCATGCGGGTCATGCCCATCTCAACCCCTGCCTCGGAAGGGCGAAAGAAGAGGCGCACGTCTTCGTGAGGCGCACCAGAGCGAAGGAATCGGATGCCCGTCTCAACACCCTCTTTGGAGAGAACCCAATAATGCTGGTCCTCACGGTCACGGCCCACGTCCAACATAGGGAACGCCTTGGAGAAGCGGGACTCCCCGAAGAGTGCCCCATCCCCACGCCGGTAGATGGCGAAGCGGTCGTGCTCCAGAATCTCGATGTCTCCATCACCACACAAGGTCAAGAACTGCTGCAAAGCGGGGATGTTCTTACCGTGGATACGAATCGTAGATCCCTTGATCCCTTGAACCCCAACGACCGTGGCCGTTTCCTTGTCTGAAGCGTAGAACAGCCCATCCCGAACCTCGGTCAAGCTGAACTCTGGTGTCTTCGTGTCGTCTGGGGAAATGAAGGAACGGAGATGCGAGAGCGCACCAAAGAGGCGGGGCGTCTCCAAGGACACCGTGGAGGCAGCTTCCTTGAGGACATCATCCCACAACGGAAACATCTCTGGGTCCAAAGAGGCGAACTGTTGATCCCCAACCGGGGCTGTGGCCTTCACCACCTCCCCGTCAAACTCCAACGTGAGAGCGGCATCTTCTACTGCGCTCAACCACATCTGGAGCCTCTTACCCTCGACGGTGAACGCAGAGGGTTCACCATCAGTATGATCGACCACCTGACAAACCAGGGGGCAACTGCTGAATACACGATTGCTTTGAGACAGTACCTCCGCCCCGGTTCCGTCACCCGTCACCCGAAACAAGTAGTGGGTTGAGATGTCCGACCCTGTGGTTGAAATAGTGGTAGAGGTCAACTTGATAGCGTCCATCAAGTCCTGCTTGGCAATCAAGATTTTCATTCTGGATCTCCCTGCGTGGTGTCGTTCAGATATGGTTGAAGGGCTGTCTCGGCGGTCGTGATCTCATTCTCGATATCGGAGACAGCCTTGGTGTATCGACCAGACAGGCTTTCAATAGCCTTATCAAGCTGGTCAGGCTCGATCTTGCGGTCTCGACACTCACGTTCTACGGTTTCCAGGGATTGCTGGGCGCTCTCCAGCCTTCCCTTCATACGCTGAACCTCGGAAGCGAGTTTATCCCTACGTTTGACAGCATCTTCTAATCGGCGGTGTACTTCATCCATGTGGACCTCCTACGCATTAGCTACCCCCCACCCGGGGACTTTGACCCCCCGCCAGACAGGCCAAACTCAATAAGACCCTCGGCACCATCAAACAGGTCTGTTGTATTCTTCGGCTTACGTCGATTCTGTTTCCGCTGTGCCTGCCTCGCATCACAAACATCCTCATAGTCACAGAGGCGGCACATACTGGGAACCGGGACTGGATCAAACTTCTCCTTGTGTATCTCTTTACGGACACCTGCGGCTCGTTGGGCGAGTCCCTGCAAGTCCTCTTTCGAGAAGTCCACCCAATCCACACCTGCATCTTCTGTCCCGTCTTCCTTGGGCGTCCCATATGGGTAACGGAAATACACGAACCCAATCCTGTCGGGGGATACATTGTGGGCGAGATAAAAGCACAGGGCATACCAACGAAGCTGGTCTGGGTCTGTGTACCGACCCTTGTGGACCGAGTTCTTCCCATCGAGGATCGTGATGCCTGTGTCCTCACGTCGGATGATGTAATCAGCCCTGCCACCGATGGGGGTGTACTTGTTCACGTAAGCAACCAGATCGACCTCGGACCGGGCGTAGGGTCCAACGAAGCGGTTGTGCTTCACAGTGCCAATAAACCCGGTCACTCCGTCGATACAGATCTGGAGCATTTCTGCCCGAGTTGGGGCCATTCGAGGATCAATATAGTGTTGTGCGATCTCGAAGGTGAACTCACGCCGGGTCAACTCTTTGAGGCGGTACACCAAGCCCGCAGGCTCTCTCCAAAGCTCATCGTTGTAGAAGGTCTCGGTCACCTTGGCGATCACGATGCCCATCAAGGCGTGATGAGTGGATCTCTTATGGGGCTTGGGTTTCTTCTTTCCCGGCCCTGCCCCAAGGTCAATAGCGCCCCACCCGCAATACCAGAGGAACTTCTGGGGACAATCTTCGTAACGACGAAAGTTAGTCCAATACAGCGTAAATGGTTTGTCCAACTTGCTTCCCCTATTGAGCCTGTTCCAAGTAGAGGATGGCCTGCTCCCGAACTTCCTCTGGAATATCTGGCAGACCCCGAATGATGTCCAGCAAAGAAGTCTGGGTGTTGGAGGCCAAGGTCTCCTTGATGGACTCCACAAAGAAATCCATCGCCGCAGTACGAGCCTCTGTACGCACTCTACCGTCGAGATCAAAAACTTCGGCGGCGGGGAGAACATTCAAATCACGGCGTTCAATACTCACACCAGACGCCTCGAAAGAGAGAACGACACAGGCTGGTTTGCGGTCCAAGTCATCTTGGATCAACGCCCCTCGACTCAAGCTACCGAGATTCACAACCTGCTTACCGGGAGCAATCTCTGTAATGCCCTGGTCCTTGTGCCAATGCCCGAACAACCAAACATCGGGATCAAGGCCAGCCAGATCTGCATACTTCACGATGTCTTCGTTCTCAAACATCTGACCGCCCTTCGGGCTGGCAAGAACATGAGCCGCTACCACAAGGTAGTCCTCATCCCCCTTCTTGATGTTCTTGAAGCGGTCCATGTCGTACTTGGTCCCGTGGTATGGGATGCCCACAACACGAACTCTCGGTCGGAGCTTCGTCCCGGGCGAACCAAATACCGCCTCGTATTCGTCGTATAAGCGGCGGAAGACACCCGTTGAATACAGCACCCCCAAAGGCTGCTGGTCCAGATAAGAGTAGTCACCGTAGATACAATCATGGTTGCCGATGTTGGCATAGACCGGGCAGGGATATTCGGCGTGGAGATCTGCCACCGCCCGAACGAGGCTGTGGCTGTTCCTGCTTGGACTCTTGAGGTCAAAGAAGTCGCCGCCGTCAATCACCGCTTCGGCTTTGACCTCTTTGGCAATCTCTCCGATCTGCCGGAGCTTCCCCAGGATCGTCTCCCGCCAATCATCTGTACGAGATTGGGGGGATCTATCCGATAGATGTACGTCTGTTCGCCAAACAAGTGTCACGCCCATTGTGTTCTCCCATGCAACACTTGTTCTACTCGGAACAACCCAAAACACGCCCCCTAATGGACGGCGATTTGTGGTGTCCTCAAGAGAGTGGCAAAGGCGGGCGTTTCTTCACCGACCCAAGCCCCGAGCGTGTTGAACTCAAAGAACTCGACGGCTTCCGCATGTGTCATCTGATCCCGTTCGGTCAGAATCTCAATGCAACGGTTCTTATCGTACAGAGCTATCGGGGGTCGCCCGAACTGTTCAACGTATCCAATCAAGGCATCTTCATATCCATCGGCCAGGATCAACTCCAGGCGAGATACTTCTTCAATGACATCTTCCGGCCATACTGCGTAGGCGTCCTTTGTACCCATGTCCCAACCCTCCCAAACGGTTCAGAACACAGTACCGCAGACAGGGCACTCTCCGTGATCCCCAAGCAAATCCTCTACCGCCTTATCGGCGGAAGATCGTTCTGTGTCCGTGGTTTCGATGTCTTTCTGGGTATCTATTATTTGGGCACGCACGATGAGTATACGATCTCGCAACGACCGCAGATCGACCAATGTAGACGCCATGTTAGTAGCGGCCACGACTGACCCATTGAAGTTGGGAACCGACGCCTCATCGATACCCGTCAGACTTTCAACCGCCTGCCGAGAATCCTGCAAGCGGGTGCGTAGACCACGCATCTCTTGAAGCTCCTTCAAGAGATCGTAGAGATCCCACCGTGGGATCTTGATCTCATCAACCCCGGCGAGATGCTCAACTTCAGATGTAGCCTTCACCCAAGCGGCGTGCAGGTCCGTGACCTTGCCTATGACCCCATGAAGATGCGCTGCCTTCTCGATGGAACCTTCAATGCCGCTCGACTGGTCAATGACTTCATCCAACCCCTCATAGGTCTCAAGCTCTCCCACCAGGGATTGCTCATCGGTGCGACGGACCTTGAGGGTGCTGGAGGCAGAACGGCGGTCAGACTCGGAAGTCTTCAAGGCTCGGTTCAAGGCACCGACCCGTTCCACGTCAGACACAGCTTCCGCAATCACCGATCCTGGCTGATCCACAAGGAACGCCACATCAACGATCTGCCGTGCAACTTGAGGCCAGATGGGCTGACCGCCTGCCACAATAGGTCTAATGTCGAGAGCCGCCACCTCGGGGGGAACTTCCCGCCCAGAATAGATGGGTTCACCGTCGTTGACGATGTATCGAGGCTTGATCTTCGGCCCCTTCTCCCAACACACCTTCTCACCGGAATCAAACTCAATCTCCACCGATGAGTAGTCTGCCCCATGCCTGACGAACGATGTCCCCTTGGTGTTGGTGAAGACACCATGAATAGCCCGCATCAAGGCGCTTTTGCCCCGGTTGTTGCTCCCGGTAACAACAGTAAAACCATCGATCTCGATGCTACTGTCTTTGATACTCTGGAAGTTCTGTACCCGAACTCTAATCGCCATTGGCCGCTCCACTCGTCTCTGGGGGCGTAAGCGAACGAGTCACAGAAGGTGAGGCATAAGGACACGCAGGGCATCCCAAGTAGGTGCATACCCCCACATCACCCGTAAGTTGGGCCATCTTCGCTTTCACTGTCACTTCACAGAGATTGGCCCCGCAGTTAGGGCACGTCATGTTCTTGTCTTGGCTGGCTTTCCACTCGGGAACACCAATCGGTTCCGGGTTTGGGAGCCCATAGTCTCGTAGGTTTTTGCTCATAAGACCTCCTGTAAGTTTTACCCCCCACAGCGGGTTTTAGACCCCCTCCAACCCATCGAACACATCAAGCTCTTCTTCCTCGGGAACGGTTCCATGCGCTTGACGCATCCCCATCTGGGCTTGGAGGTAAAGCTCTTCCAAGGCCCCTGGTGTAGCCTGGAGAACCTCACGGAACTTCTCGGACCCCTGACCCCGAATCTCTGTGCCGTCTGATCGGTGCCAAGAGTACCAAGAGCCTGACTTCTTCAAGACCTTGTGGGCCGCTGCCACATCAAGGATGCTCCGAAGATTGTCTATCCCCTCACCCTGCCGGATGTAGAGAATCGAGTCGTGGTTCTGTTGGGGTGAAACCTTGCACTTCTCCAGCTTGACCTTCACCACGTTCCCGATGGTTTGATCCACCATCTTGTGGGACATCGGGTCGTAGACCTTGCCCTTCTCCTGCTTGATCCGCTGGAGCTTGATCATCAGAGAGGCATAGAACTTCCATGCCTTGCCACCCTGAATGTTGGTGGAATCGCCGTAGCCCATCGTGTTGATCTTGTCTCGAATCTGGGCGATGCAGATCAGGGTAGTTCCCGTCTTCTGGGTCTTCACCTTGAACTTGGGGAGATACTTGGACCACTGACGGGCAAGCTCTCCAATCGCAGATCGACGACCCTGCTCATCCACCTTCTCCGCCATCACGGCTTCTGGAACGGCTGCTCCAACAGAGTCGATGACAATGAGGTCCACCCCTGCATTGATCAGCACCCAGATGATCTTGATACCTTCTTCCAGGGTATCTGGCTGGTACAGCATGAACTTGTTGGGGTCGTTGATGGGAATCCCGAGGTTGGCAGCGTAACGTGGCTGGATCTCGTTCTCCCAATCGATGTAGGCCACCGTCCCACCAGCGGCGATCACAGATACCGCTGCGGTCAGGGCCAGAGTTGTCTTCCCCGACGCTTCGTGACCGTAGATGCTAATGACCTTCCCGACCGGATAGCCAGGACAGATAGAGTCTGGCCCCCCAATCAAAGAGTCGAGAACGATACTCCCGGTTGCGATGTGGGGGATCTGGTCACGGGCATCGTCTTCCCCCAAAGGAACGTAAGCATCCGAATCCTTCAATGCCTTGTCGAGCACCTCTTTGGCGCTGGACAACGCTGATTGTGCTACTTTTGCCTTCGTTCCTTTTGCCATTTCTATCCCTCCGACCAGACCGACCAGAGGAAGAAGCGGTCTTCTTCCCTATGGATCAATCCAGGTTTTATAGTTTGACCAGCCTTCTTACCACGCTGGTATGTATGAATCTTGATGAACTGGTGCTTCTCTGCGGGAGTCAGATCCCCCTCCTGTAAAGTACCCTCAAAGAACTGCCAGAACCGAGCCGCAGCTAAAGCTGCCCAAAAGGCGTCTGCCTCGTTGTGGTTCCAACGGCCTTTGTTCCCAGCGTTCCTCTTGGCGGCTTCGACCATATCGCCCTTGAGCATCTTCCAGCCCTTCGGACGATCCAAGAAGTGTCGAGCGTGAACTTTGAGTTGGCCGGGAGAGAAGAACACAACGTCTTTCTTCTCCAGCTTCAATGCCTCGTTGGAGTAGAGGAACAGGCCGTACATGCCCTCACTCCACAGATCATTGAACACAGGAGACTCAATACCAACCCGGTCCGGTTGGTATGTCTGGATCAACTCCCGCAAATGCTCCCGCATGTAGATGTACCGATCCACAAAGGGCATCTTCGGTGTCGTCTGAAAACGCCCTCGTTGTGGGCAGCGGCTTTGGCCTTCTGCCTCGGAATCATAGATTGCCCACCCGTAGTTGGTGAGCGATGGGTCGAGCCCGAGAACCAGCACAGCAGCCTCCATTAGACCACGCCGTAGTTGGGGCCGGGTGCCCCAACTACGGCGAGAGGGCTACTCTGATAGGTTCAGGATGTCGTCCAGAAGATCGTCCACTTCCTCGGTGGTAGCAGACGTGTCAGTAGGCGTGGAAACCCCACCATCCTTGCCCAGCTTCTCTCGAATCTGGTCCAGGGTCAGATCACGGGCAAAGTCGTCACGGATCGTTGATGCGACCACCAAGGCTTGAGCCAGGATCTTCTCCACCACTTCTGCCTTCTTGTCACCTGCTTCCACGAACTTGCGGAACAGGCTCTCACGGCACGGAGAGAGGTTCAGCTTCTTGAACTGTGCCTCGGTGCAGGTCACAGACAGATCGTGGCTGCCAAAGGGGAACTCTCGGTGGATGCTCGCCATCTGCTCGTACTTCGACTTGCCAAAGAACCACGGCAGAACCTCACACTCACCAGCGGCGATGCGAGCCTTGTCGGGGGTTCCATCGTCCTTGGTGGGCCAAACGATAGCGATGGTGCCAACGCCCATACGGGGCTGATCACCGGCCAGCTTGGTGTACTCGGAACCCTTGTTCAAGATGTACCCCACCTTCGGGATGTACGAACGGGGGCCACCGATGAATCGGGGGGTCTCGGCATCCATGTCGAGTTCACCCTCTTCCAGACCGGGCCACCAAACGAAGCTGACCCGATAGGTCTTGTCCAACTCCTTGGGGTCGAACCGCTTGTTGCCCTTAGACTTGACCGAGGAATCTCCGTCCCCAAAGCCAAACTCTGCATATCCTGTTGCTGTACTCATTTTTGCTATCTCCTTGCAGGCTGGTTGTGAAATCTTATCGTTCGGAAACGTGCCTGCACTCTTCATACTCTATGGGAGAGATATTCACCCCCCCTCAATCAAAAGTGCTGATCAAATCGTCCAGATTGAACCCTTCATCTGCGAATCGGGTGACGGGTGACGTAGAGGGTGGATCAATCCCCTGCTTCTTTGAGGGGAGGGTCTCCATCTCGATATCATCGAGGAACCCATCTACCTCTGCTTCCTCCGAAGTGGGGGGCAAGACCTCCGCTGCGGTAGGGGTCACATCCTCGGGCTTGGTCTTCGATTCTGGGGCGTCCTCTACATCGGGGGCGTCCTCTACATGGAACTCCCCCTCAACATTGTCGAGAAAGCCGTCGATGTCTGCCAGGGCATTGTGGCCTGCCATTAGATCAACATCGGTTCCTGGGACTACTTTTGATCCCCAATGAGAGCCAAGTGAAATCTCTTCTTGGCAGAGCTTGATCTGATCCCGAAGACGCCCTTGGATGTCCTTCAAGTCAGTACGCTTGGCCTTGACCACGGTCATCACACCTTCGAGTTCGTGAGCCGCATCCTCGTAGATGATCTTCTCTTGGATCTCGGCTCGCATCTTCACAGATGCCATCGCCTCACGATCTGCGACGTTACGCCCCGCTCGAACTTCTGGGTCAGAAGCAAACAAGTCGTGTTTGGTAAGTTCAATGACCGCTTCGGCCTTGCGGAGCTTGTGCTTGAACCACTGGAGATCCTGGGCGACCGAGAGATACATCCGTTCTAACCGAGAAAGCAGAGCACGGACCTCATAGACCTTGGTGTTGATCCGCTTCGGACCAAAGGCCAACGGGTCGGCATCCAAAGCAACATCCATAGTGGATAAGGCCCCGTAAACCTTTTCGACCCTCTCTTGATCAATGGTTGGCTTACGTTCCTTCTGGGCCATGTCCTGCTCCTTGTACCAAGGAGGCCATCTCGGATGCGATGAGATTGGCATAGCCTCGTTTGATTGAAATGATTTGGTCTCGGAAGAAATCATCCGAGACGGCACCGGAAACTTTGGCTTGCTCAAGCAAAGCCACGTCTGCCCGAAGTGCCAACATATGGGCACAGACCACAGCGTCAGAGGCGTACCCATCGATCTCTACCGTGAACTGAAGACCGAAGTCGTTGGTTTCAGTCTTCAAGGTACGGGTAACGGCCACCTCTCGGAGTCTCATAGAGTCTCGGAGGTGTTCAAAATGGGTCTGCTCTGTGGTCTTTTCGTCGCTCATTCGGGCCTCTCTTTTGTCTACCCTGCGGGTAACTAAATCTACCCACCCACCACAAAAGCGTGCCGGAGACGATCAATAAACAAGGTGTTGCGGTCTTGTTCTTTGTTGTTGCCTACTGCTCGCTCCAGTGCCGAGTGGGTTCCCACCAAGATCACCTTCTCCTTGGCCCGTGTGACACCCGTATACAACAGGTTGCGTTGAAGTTGGTGGTGGAACGAATCCACCAGGGGCATCACGATATGCCCATACTCCTGCCCCTGACTCTTGTGGATAGTGCAAGCGTAAGCCAACCGCAGATACCGGGGTGCATCCTTGAAGGAGAACCGGACCAAGAGGGGACGAGTGTCGTGGATTTTGACTTCCACTTCCTTGGTTCGACGGTCGATCCGAGAGATCTTCCCCACGTCTCCGTTGTAGACATGCAGCTTGTAGTTGTTCTTCACAACCATGACCCGATCACCCTCTCGGACATCGCCGGACCCCAAACGAATCTCCTGTACGCCAGGAGACTTGGGGTTCAGCAACTCTCTCAACCGAGAGTTTAGGTTCGTGACACCTACGGTTCCGGTGTGACGTGGAGAGAGGATCTGAAAGTTCTCTCGGTCCCGGTATAGCTTCTCGGCGATCTTGAGGATCGCAGCCAACACCTTGGTCTCATCAGAGATACCCACCAAAGCGAAGTCAGACTTCTGACCGGCATCTGGAACCCGACCCGCATGGATCTCATGGGCGGCGTACACAATGTCAGAAGTGTCTTCCTGTCGGAAAATCTCGGTGAGGCTGACCGTAGGGAACGAATCGGAGTCAATCAGATCACGCAGGACATTCCCCGGCCCCACAGAAGGTAGCTGTGCCGCATCCCCCACAAAGACCAACCGACAAGTACGGGAGGTGCCTGCCAGCAACCGATAGAGTAAGGCTTGATCCACCATCGAGGCTTCATCAATCACAACGAACTGGGCAGGGTGGGGGTTGCTCTGTGAGTGCCCCCATTCTTCCGATGAGTTGGCCTCAACCCGGGTCTGTGAATCCCCAACGATTCCTGCATACGTGAACTCTCGGGTCTCGGCACTGATACCAGAGGCTTGGAACGCCCGATGGATCGTCTTTGCCTTGGACCCGGTAACAGCCTCAAGCCGCTTGGCGGCGATGCCTGTCGGGGCTACCAACAAGTAAGGCAGGCCCGTTGACTGGATAATACGAACCAGAGTTCGCAAGCTGGTGGTCTTCCCGGTGCCGGGGAGACCCGAAATCACACTCACGGGATTCAGCAAGGCGTTCCGAACGCCTTGAATCTGGTCCGGTGTCAGGTTGACCTTTGCCAACTCACCCCATTCATCAATGGCTTGCTGGGCGACCCCCTCAACGAGATCGTCGGCCCGCTTCTTGGAAAACTGCTTCCAACCCTGGATCTTCTTCTTGGCCCCGCCCGCAGTCTTCATGGTCTTCGGACCCACAGAGGCCAACTGCTCCACGAACTGCTCTATGCGGTCTTGGTTGTCCAACCCAGCATGTCCCACCCTCTCTCGCAGCAAGGCTGTGGATTCCTCTTCGACCTTGTAGAACCAGGGTTCATAAATCGCTGTGGTCCCGGGGCGGGTCTCCCGGTCCAAATGGACCAGCCCTGCCTTGCTCAAATCTCCCAAGGAGACCGCCAACTGCTTTGGCTCCAAGTCAGGGATGTTCTGACGTACCAGATGAAGCAACTGCCCGGTAAGCAAGTAAAGGTGGCCCATCTCCTTTTGAGTCTTGATGGCATAGAGAGCCGCCCCCTTGACCCGATTGAGATCGTTGAGATCGAGGCCGAGCTTCCTCGCAACCTCATCGGCAACCTTGAAGGTCAGCCCCTCAAGCTCAACCAAAGACCACGGGTTCTGGGTCAGGATGTCCTGTGTCTTATCCCCGAAATGTGCCCAAATCTTGGTGATCTTGCCCTTCGGAACATCAAGATCGTTCAAGAAATCCAACACTTGGAAGTGCGCCTTGGCAGACCTCCACCGAGAAGCCAAGTGTAGCGCCGTGAGATTGGTCATGCTGGGAGCCTTCTCAAGCCGAGAAGAGTCCTCCAAGGCATCGATAAAGTCGTCCCCAAAATGGTGGTGCAACCGCTTGACGAGAAGCTCACCGACACCGGCAGAGATCAACATCTTTCCTGCGGTCTCGATATCGATACCGTCCTTGAGGACGGGTGCCCGAAGAATCTGGATCTGTCTCCCGTATTGTGGGTGATCTACCCATTTACCATCGAAACCGAACCAGACCCCGACCGACACGGGCAAACCGGGAATGTTTCCCCGAACAGTGACGGGGCCTCTCCCATTAGTGTCATCCATTGACACCTTGAGGACGTAGAACGCCTGGGATGAGTTCTCATAAAGAACCGAGTGAACCCTTCCAGAAAAGTATGTTTGAGGGCTACCCATCTTGAGTGATCTTCTCCAGTCTTCCGAGCATGTCCTTGAGTTCAGCAATATCGACACCCAAGACCTCGGGATCAATATCGGGCTTCTGACCGGGCATCGTGGCCCGTAGCTTCTCAAGGGATTCCTTCATCTTGTCCACATCTATCATGGTGGCGCAGGCCACCCGAGAGTAGTGCCCAACAAGGAAGGCGAAGGGGAGGTCTACCTCGGTTCCGTCGAACTTCTCTATGAACCAACGAGTGCCGTCTTGTCGGAGGATGCCCTCCAAGGAGAGGCTAAAAAACCTGTGTGGGTGCTCATGGTGGCCGAACTGGCACCATTCCATCGGTTGAAGAAGGCAGGAACCCCCACCCCATTTCTCTGGGTCCGGTGGCATAACCGGAGGGAAGTGGTGAAGGGCTATCGTGACCCGTTGGTCGATCTGGGGCTTCAAAGTCTCTACAAGAGACTGCTTTCCATGATCTTCCGTAAGGGAGACAATCGTAGTGGGGTCCACCACGAAGGGATCTTGGCCCCACGGGGCCTCCCCATCATCTTCCAGGGAGAATACTCCCTCCAACAATATGGCTTTGAACTCTTCAAGTGCTTCCAAGGGAACCTCCAGTACATCTACTCCATCTACATGGAAATGTACCGGTGGTAGACCCTCAAAGACTCAAAGTACAGGTGCCGCCATCACAAAACTTGTCCTCTGCGGACACATCATGGGTTTCGGTAGAGGCAAGATTCAGTGGGGAGATCTTATCCATCATCTGCCAGTATTGATCCCCGGTGATCGTCTCGTAGGGGGCCTGCACATATCCGTGGTCGTTCAACGGAAGCATCGAGATGGACTTCAGGTCTGCCTCATAGATCTCCAGACAGGGCTTGATGTCCTTGACCTCATCCTGTCGGAACGTGACCGTGATGGAGACTTGGTTGTCTGCCCAATGTCGCTGGAGGTCCACAGCGTTAGCGAACTGCTGCCACATGGTCACGTCGTCCTTACCTTGAACGAAGTGTTCCTCTCTGACCGGGAAGCTAACCACCGAAGTATCATCGGAATAAGCATCAGCCTCCACCTCGTACCCGGCTTTCTCGCAGGCAGCGACCAAAGGCGAAGTGTTCTGCACCCGAATACGTCGAATGTAGTGCTCACTGTGGGGGTAGTGAATCCCCGGGGTTGATCCAGTCAGAAGGCTCACCGTGCCGGACGGCTTCACTGAAGTCATCTTCTTACTCAATCCAACACAGAGCCACTCTGAATAGAGGGTGTCCAGGTCTTTGATGTAATCGTAGCCATTGTCGCACCAACGCAGGTACTCACGACGACCCAGCTTATTCATCGCCTGGATGATCCCAGATTGGGAACAACCGATCCGGCGGTTCCGCTGCGTCACGGCGTTGGTACGGACATCATGTGTGGGAACCAGGGTGACGGTCTTGGCATACAAATAGGCAAACTTCAGCGTTCGCTTATAGTCCTCAAAGGAGGTGTGATTCGCAGGGAACGTCTCAACCAGACAGCACAACTCGAAGCTCTCCAAGCTCTGCTCGCTACACGGGTTGGAACCCATCACCCGCATATCCTTGTTGTCTGCGGGCTTACCCATTCGGGAAAACCGCCGCATATTATCGAGCCAGATGATCCCAGGCTCCCCGTTCACAGCGATGGACTTGGCGATCTCGGTGTAGTCCATACCAACCGTGCCGAAGACACTGTTGTTAGAGGCCCAGCGACGATCCATCAGAGCTTCTTTGTCCTGCTTGAGCGTGATGAACTCTTCATCGTCGGGCTCGCCGAACATGATCTCGGCAGTGCGCCGAATGCCTCCGGCAACCACGCACTTCCCGATGTAGTTGAAGATGTCCACGATCTGCGCTGAAGAAATCTTGGAGGACTTGCCATCTTTGGGTGTCAGCAAGTTGGTCAGATTCTCAACCAGATCAATCATCGGTTGGGAGCCGGAAGCCACACCACCAAAGCCATTGATAGGAGTTCCACGGGGGCGGACCTCGGAGTAATCGATATTGGTGGGGTATGCGCCTCGACCGACGAAGCTGTTGAGGACCGTGTGAATCAGATCGACCCAACCCTCACGGGAATCGCCGACCACATAAGTCTCATCCGTGTACCGGGGAGTCTGGATTCGGACCTTGCCCTTACCTCGGGTGTCCCCACCAACACCAACGCCCAGCATACTCATATCCATGAGGAAACAGAACGGAGCGGCGAAGTCCACGTCGATAGCTTGGGTAGAAGCGAACGCACAGTTGTTCAATGCTGCGCTGCCCTTCTCGTAAACCAAATCGGTCCCCATCATCCACAGACCACGACCGGGAGGAAGCCACTTGAAGTCCCACATACGTCGGAACATCTCTTGTGCCGACTTCTGTGCCTTGGGTTCGTTCCAAGGAAGCAGGTACGTGCGGCAGTGGATCTTCTGAAGGTTGTAGACACCCTCGACGACACGCTTGCAGGTTTCGTCCCACTCTTCGGTTCGACCGCCTTCGGTTGGACGGGCGTAGGTACGCTTATACGTGAAGTAGCCCAACGGCCCCCATTCGGGTTGCCTTCCCTGGTATTCCTCAACAAAGTTGAGGGAGAGGGAAAAAGTACGGACCTTACGGTCATTCTGGGTTTGGGGGAATATCATCTAACGGGCTCCGCTATCTACTATGGGTTCCAATATCGGGCTCTCGGCAGAGCCCCCACTACTGGAGGACGACTATCAAAGCCCTACCGACACTTCTCGGGGATCAAAAATCCGAAGCAGGCCAGACTCAAAATGTACCCACGGATCAACGCAACCGTTCAACACAGAGCGTTCTGTGTTTGCCATCAGTTCAATCAACTGACTGATCCCCTCTGTCCGCCACCTTCCAGCAGCAGGGAGCAGGTAGTTTTTGTACCTCCACTCATTGACACCCAACAAGGCCGCTGCGTCTGTCGGGGCTATCTTTCGCTCCACCATATTTGCGGCACGCAACCAATCGAACACCGGGGAAGATGTCCGTCGTAAGACCTCAATCAACGAGTTAGGTTGAGTAGTCTTGATCTTCTGGACGGCGTAAAGCACTGCCCTCCGAGATCGTTTCTCTAAAGCATCTGAAAGCAGGAACGCCGATGCGTCGGAGAGAGCCGCCATCGACCGCTTGATGTGAGTGGGTTCAATCTGGTCTGCCCCCTCGGACTCGGCCAGAAACGCATACTTCTGAATCTCGAAGAACAAGTGCCCGAGATCAGTGCCAATACGCCTGACCAGATCAGCGGCCAGACGATCATCTAACTTCTTGTTGTACCGGGCAGCTTCCTCCACGCAGAAGCTCGCAGCAGCTTCCTCGGCTTTCCAGGGCTTCGGAGCGGTGAACTCCTTGTGGTACTTCGAGTGCTGGGTGACGAGGCGGCTAAAAGCCGTTTTCTTCTTGGGGGCTGACGGGCTGTAAACCAGCAAGGAGATGTTGCTTCGGGGGGAAGCCTTCTGCTCATTGACGATGGCCTCGTCAATGTCCCCGGTCGTGTGGGCAACAACCAAGGTGTTGCCCTGCATAAACAAGTGAGATGCCCCACCCATCGCAGCGGCAAACTCTTTGCGTTTTGTCCCATCCACCCGCTCGACTCGCCAGCCTCGTTCAATGGCCTTCTGTTCTGTCTGCTGCAAGAACCGCCGCCGCAGAAACCCCTCCGAGCCAGAGAGAAACATCAAGGGTGGGACTCGTTTCATGCCGAAGCCACCAACGCAGAGACAAACTCCAGCGTCGTAAACTGCTTGTGCTCACAGAGGGGGCGGAAATGGGGCCAGAACCGGGCGTGACGATCCATATCCTCGGGAAGCAGTCGGAGACAGGCGTCGAGAAGCTCTGGTAGATAATCTCTGTGCTCTCGAACCGAACTAATCAACTCGGCGATCTGATTCTTCTCAACGTAGGAGAGAAGATTCTGTGCGGCCCCGTGCAGCCTGGGGGTCTCGTCTGACTGCATGTTGACCCAACGAGCAAAGCATCTGGAACGCACCGTGTCTCGAACTGAACCGATGTCCCCCACCCACAGGATTATCTGCCACGCAGAAGTGTCATAATCCTCCAAGGTCTTGAGTAGGACATCTTGCGTCTTCGGGTCTGCGTCATCGAGACGGATAAGGACAACCCCACGCCTGGAGCCGATCACGGGGGATTGAAGTAGACCTACCACCTCTCGGGCTGCGGCAACACGGAGACCCTTTCCTGTTCCGAAGGGCGGTGCCGCCAGCATCCCAGATTGGGTGGCTTCTTCTCGGGCAGCTTGTTCAGCCCCCGGCCCATGAAATAGCAGTGCAGACAACCCTTCCTCCCGTACTACTCCTGCTACCCAGAAAAGAGGGAGTTCGACCCCCCATCAAATCGATACAAAGAGGGAGTTCGACCCCCCATCAAACCGCTACGTGAAAGGGGTGGTTGCAGGTCTGACAGACGTACCGGAAGGCTCGCCCGCCAGTAGGGAGTCGGTGGATAAAGATGATCTTCGCCTGTGTCCCTTCGCAACGCTCTCCGCTGCCACGACAAGCGACCCAAACGATATCCCCTGGCCTCGGGTTGTTCTTTGACTGCTTATTTTTTGCCATAGCCTCACTCGTCAGTGGTAGGTGCTGATCCGGCTTGTACCTTCCTGGGTAAAGATGCCGCCGTAGCACTTGATTCTACCGATGTAGAGGACTCTCCGGTTCCAGTATTCCCAACAGCAGGAAGGAAACCGTTATCTCGGAAGCTCTTGAGCAGTTCGCCCTCCAACAGCTTGAGCACTTCTTTGTAGTCTTTACGATTCAGTAGGGTCTTGATCCGAGAGGCGGCCTTCTGATTGGCAGTATCCTGAATCACCGGGACGACCCCATACTGCCAGTGATCCCACTTTATGAAAGACGGGAAATAGGGCCGGAAATAGGGGCGGATGGGTCCACCCACGGTCGCCAAGACGGCCACCTCCAAAGAAGGAGCGGCACGATCTGACGTAGGGAACCACACAGAGCCCTTTCCCAAGATGACATGAAGAACCAGGATGGCGAGCTTGTGGGTGTAGCTATCAGCTACCACATAGGGTTCATCAACAGGGGTACCCCGTACAACGGGGGTTCCCTCTTGAGTTACCTTGTCCCCGATCCCAGAAATCCCCGGCTGGGTATGCACAGAGCCAGAAGAGTCCTTTCCCGTTCTTGGATCGATATCGACTAACGTCAGGGATGTTTTCCACTTTGGCATGTTCTTCCACCTGTCTCATACAGGTTGAGGCATACCCAAACTATCGGGTGAAAGTTAGCTGAAAGTTGCGTATGTTTGGGTGAAAGTTAGCGAAAGTTGCTAACTTTGCGAACTCCAGACGCACCTCTCCCAGTTGCAAACACCCTCATGTGGAGAGATAGAAGCGAAAGAAGAGTGAAACTTTGTAGTCTCATTTCTGGATGTAGAACGATTACTGGCACGGTCAAAGATAAGAGGGTGTTCTCTATTCTATATAATAGAATAACCTTCGAGACTTTCCCAATCTCCGTAGGGGCTACCAGATGTGTCCACCCCTTGAAGGTGGCTGATTTCCCTTATGGCCCCCTTCCTCCAAAAGAGGGTCGGGGTACACCGTGGTACATTTAGCTGTCAATGAACCGTGGATTGAAGAGACGCCGTATGAGCTTCCCGATGGTTTCCCACCTTCCAGTTCTTCTGGTTCGTCAGAAGGTCTGACTCCCCTTACTTCCCCTACACCCCCTCCGAAGAGGGCTTGACGGTTTCGAGGTGCTACTGAAATACCCCCGAAGGGGCCAATCCGACGAGGAAGCTATTGGGATTCCCTCTGCTTGTCAAGAACCTTGATCCCTCTCGACGGTTAGATGCCCACTACTCCCCTTATGGGTTTCTCTATTAGAAGAAGCCACCGAGCCACGGGGGGAGGAAAGCACTATGAACAGCAAGATATGGGGGCATATCAAAGACGCTCTGGTCCTTGCGGTGATCCCCTTGGTCCTATGGGGAGTCCGCTTGGAGATCACCCTGGCAGTCCAACAAGAGAAGCTGAACACCGTTCTGGCAGAAGTCAGCGAAGCCAGCACGACAGACAAGGACATCTCTCGCCTTGTCCAGACCAACGCCAACCAACTCACGGCCCTGAACGGGAAAATCGATGTCGCCAATGCGAGACTTGATGCTATCAAAGACCTTCTGGATAGGTAGCCTCGGGGCGGTCATCCTGGGAATCCTCATCAGTCAGGGGATGTTTCTCGGCCTATGGCCCCAGACCATTGAGATGGCACCCCCTGGTGTCCTCATCCAAGAAGAGCAAGCGGGGGTCTTTCAAGAAGACCCCACCACTGTGATCACAATAGTGGGTTCAGCCGCCCCTGATGGCCCTGAAAGCCCCTCCGCAGGCAAAGAGGGTGTAGACCCCCTGCCTCCCGCTACGGTCGCCCCAGAGGGCCACAACGGGCGTCGTGAGATGATGGAGCAGAGGCGGGTCATTGAAGTCCAGAACCAGCGGGTCGATGACTTCAACCGTGGCCTCGGCGAGTTAGAAGAAAAGCTCCGCAAGCGGCAAGAGCGGATCGACCGTCAGCAGGAAAAGGCCGACCGTTTGGAGAAGCGCATCGACCGCAAAACCGAGAAGGTTGAGCAAGAAGCCGAGCAGCCTCAAGATTGACCCGCAAGATCGCAGACGATTGCCGTGAGGGTTCAGGCTCTATTTTAGTTGAGTAGTGCTGCTGGTGGGATACTGATCCAAAAGCCGCACGAAGTAGCCAGCAGTTGTCTGGTCACCAAGTAGGGGTCGGCGTTCGCCGCAGGACGGCGGTCCTCGATGTAGCCACAACCCTTGGTCATCACGTCACGGGGAATACGGATGGATGCACCACGATCTGCGTCTCCATACTCGAACTCGTCGTAGTTGCAGGTTTCGTGCTCGCCTGTCATCCGAGCTTCATTCCCGACTCCGTAGACCGCCATATGCTCTTTGTGTGTCTCACCGAGAGCATCGATGATGGTGGCGATGTTCTTGGGAATCCCAAGTTCATTCCGACCCTGGTTAGGCTCACGGGTGGCCCAGGTGGAGAAGTTGGTATGTAGACCGCTCCCGTTCCAGTCACCTTGACGGGGCTTCGGGTCGTAGCACACAGCTAAACCATAGGTTTCGGCAACTCTGTCGAGGATGTACCGTGCCAACCATAGGTGGTCAGAAGCGATCAAGGCGTTGGCTTCATCCGTGTCAGACGAGAGACCTCGATGGCCGATCTGGAACTCCCATTGGCCCAAAGCCACTTCGGCGTTGAGACCGTAGATCAAGATGCCCGCTTCCATGCAGTAGCGGAGATGGCGCATCGCAATCTCCCGGCCAACGACATTTTCGGCTCCCGTTCCACAGTAGTACGGGCCTTGGGGAGAGGGTTCAGCACCCACCTCGGGCCAACCCATGATCAATCCGTTGGTGGCTCCCCGGTTCTCACTATCTGGGTAGTAGAGGAAGTATTCCTGCTCAAACCCAAACCAACTCTCTGCCTTGGCGGCACCTTCATTGATAATGGAGGTCAAACGGGCACGGGTATTGGATACGTGCGGTGTGCCCTCGGCATCGAGCACTTCACAGAGAACGAGGAACCCCAGACCCTCTTTCTGGAAGGGGTCGAGGACGTAATGGACAGGTTTCAAGATGCAGTCGGAGTTCTGCCCTGTCGCTTGCCCTGTCGATGATCCATCAAAGCCCCAGTCTGGAAGATTAGGAACCGGGACATTAGAGTTTTCGGTGTCCCAGACCTCAACTACTCGGACTTTGCTCCGTACTTGTTGAGTAAGGGTGGGCTCGTCCTGCGTTGGGGTTGTTCCATCAAGCCAAAGGTACGTGGCGATGGCAAGGGTGGGTGCGGTTCTCGTATCGATCCTACGAAGTGTCATGCGTCACGTCTCGCTCTTTATGTGTCACGTCTCGCTCTTTAGTGGTGTCGATCAATGATCGACACCATACCCAGCACTGGACAAAGAAAAGCCCGTAGCTGCCGAAACAACCACGGGCTTATCAACCCAGAAAGCAGCAAAGGGTTACGGGTTCAGACAAGTACCGTCATCGTCGAGCACTGTCACAATGCGGGAGGCCAAAACCTGTGTCAGAGGCGTCGTCTTCCCACCGCCGACAGAACCACGGTTCGCAGCCCCGCCACTACGGATGGGGTAGGAGCCTCGTTCCTGCACTTCACCCGAGAGGGTGGGGCTTGCAGCAACGGCGGTTCCGTCGAGGGGTGTAGGTCGGACATTGAGATCAGCAACGCCACCAAAACCAGCAGCGGACGAGAGAGAACCTTCACTGTAACTGATGCGAAGACTGCCACTGTTGTAGATGGTACGGATACCCTCGTTCTCTACCGTGACGGTAGCAACCGGAGCGGTAGGGTTCGGGTGGTTAGACCCACCAGCACGGACACCGACACGCTTGGCCTCGGTCGCCGATTTGGTGAAACCACCTTGCACACCGTCAGTGCCGGGATCAAAAGCACCCGCAGCCTCGGTCGAGTGGATCTGGGCCATGTTGGCGATCTGATAGACCCGACCCGAAAGGATATCCAGCACGTCGGCCAGGGTTCCCGCAGAGTTACCTGTGGTGAGCGTACAAGCAGCGTTAGCTGCCGTACCCTGGATCGCAGTGTTGATAGCGGCCAGAGTGGTATCGGAGCCACCGTCAACCAAAGCGATGATCGCATCGGCAGAGGCGTTGGCGATTGCCGCCGTCATAGCTTGATTCTGACCACCACCATCGGCACAGGTGTCGAGCAGATATGCCGCAAGACCTTGAACCGGGCTGGAAGCTGAACCACCACCCTTGGAGACCAAGATCGGGGTTCCGCCGCCGCCATCTTGAGAGATGGTCACGGTGTCACTGGTGACTCGGTTGGCATACCGGGTTTGGCCGGGGCCATCGAGGTCGCTTCGTTGAGAGACGTTTGGGACCAGATCGAGAACCTGTACGGTTCCGTCAGAGACATTAGAGTTGGCAATACAAATGTAGGGCATGATGTTTACTCGCTTTCCTTGGGGGGTTCTGGTTCGGGTTCTTGCGTGGGAGTCCGTCCCAGCATGTCGTGATCTCCAATCGGCATCGCTGCTTTCTCCGCACACGGCGCAAGGTCAACAGCAACAGAAGGGACCGTCAGTTCTCCATCTGGGTTTGTCATCTCTTCAATCACGACAGGGAGTAAGCCCCTTGCCCATTTAGCACTTGAGATAACCATTTTATTGTCCACACAGTTCGGGATTCCCCCTGCGTAGTATTCAGCCAGGGCCAAAGCAGAGTCCAGCATGTCACCTACGATCTTGGCGATCTCTTCTTCATTGATCACAGATTCCAAAGACTTTCCCGGTCCTCTTGGTGCCAAGCACCCACTAAAGTCGATAGCCACTTCGGGGAACACAGCCCCCTTCTTCTCAATGACTTCTGCTGCCGTGGAGAGCACCGTTCTTACCGATGCCCCTACAAGACAGATGGTGAAGTCACCGTCTGGTCGGGACTCTTGGATGTAAGCGATGGCTGCTGCCGAGCTTGCTCCATTTAGAGCCGCTACGACGAGGGGGATGTTCTGCTCGAAAGTGTTGGGTTGATACCCGGTCTGGGTTTGCTTATGAAGCCAAGCACACCCTTGAAGAAGCAAGAGAGAGACCAATAATACTGAAATCGAATGCCGCATCACACCCCCAATCAATCCCACCAAAGACGAAGGGTTCCGTCTTTTCGGATATCTGATTCATCTACTTTGGCGCTGCTGCCTCGACCTGCTTTTTCAATCTGAAGTAAGAGATCTGGATTGTCACTACGGATGTAGAGGGCAACGCTGTACTCACGGGCGGCTTGAATCTCAAGATTGCCCATCTTTTCGTATTTCTTGAGCCACCGACCAACCTTGTCGGCGTTGAAGTCACCATATCCAAAGGGCATCGCAGCCTTCGCAGCCTTCTGCCAAGTCGATACATCCGTCCATTGGTTGGAGCGCCACTTGAGTTGGCGATGCTTCATGGCGATCTCGTAGTCCCCTTCCGTCATCGCTGACATATCGGCGAAGACTTTAGGTAGATCATTGAGGCCAGCAGCCAGTCGGATCAGAGCTTTGCGATCAGATGCCTTCTTGCCCTTCTCCTTCTTCTCTGGCTTGGACCCACCAGAAAGGGCTGTTACCAGGGAAGATTCCATCGCATCCAACCACTTTTCTTTGTCACCTTTGGACATCATATCTAACCAAGAAGACCAGTCGCTTTTTGGAGCCGTCACCTTCTTCCGAAAAGTCTCCCCCACCTCTTTTGGGGTTGAAGCGGAAGAGATCATATCGTCAATCCCTTGACCCATGATGACCTTGCTGTATTGAACCACCTCTTTCCAAGTGTCCTCGGGGTCCAACTTCCCCCCTACGGAGGGGTCGGTGATGTCCTTGAGGGCATCAAGGGCTTTAGGCGTCCCAGCGTCTTGAAGTGCTCCTGACATTTCCTTGCGTGTTTGCTCCAGCTTCTCGGCCTTCTCCCCCTCCTTCTCCTTCTCGGGATCTCCAACGAGTCCCAGATCCTTCCTGAACTGGACGAACTGCTTTTTGACGGCGGGGGCATCATCGGGGTTGTTTTTGAGTTCCTTCTCCAAAAGACCGGCGAGGTGCTCTTCAACCGTTTTACCGGAAGAGATGAGCTTTTTGATGTCTTCCGACTTCACCCCCCACTTCAACTGGTCGCGCACGGGCATAGCCTCAAAAACTGCGCCTGCTGCTTCACCCTTGGCCTCTCCAGAGGGCTTGGCCTTCTCGGTATCACCTACACTGTGCGCCTTGGGGTCAGCGCCCGGGTGTTCCTTGAGGTACTTCTTGAGAGCCTCTTCAGTGGCGTGTTCCTTCGCAGTCTTCAGCACCCCAGCGGTCTTCTGGCTGGCGAACATGCCGCTTGGGAGTTTGATGCCCATAAGGTCGGCGACCTTGAAGATATTGTTCCGTTGAAGGCTGATGTCCCAGTTCTGACCACCCTTGATCAACTGGGTGAGCCTGCTGATAGCGTTGTACTCGTTGTCTTTGATCTTCAAGGAGTCAGAGAGCTTGTCGGTGATGTCCTGCAATAGCTGGGCTGATTGCTTGTCTTGCTTTTCAACCGTCCTATACAGCTTGAAGAAGTCTCGTTGGTCGAGAAGCCTCCAGAGGATCTCACTACCTGCGTGTGCGGCCTGACGCCTCGTAACAGTCTTCTTGCCTTTCTGGGTGCTCGCCAAGAACCACCATTCGGAGTTACTTGCCATCTTGATCAGTGGGAGTAGCTTTGGTCGAAGATCTGGCCGCTCATAGGCGAGCTTGATTGCTGCGGTCCGTAAAGACATCTAACGCCCCTTTGCTTTGGAGAGCGGCATTGGCTTCCAAGAGAGGTCTCTCTCGACAAGAGGCAAACCGTTTCGGTTCATACTCTGAAGCTCGTTCAAGGACATATAGCCAAGCTCACCGTGTCCAAGATCTGCCCAACCAAACATCCGGTCACGTCCGTCGAACTCGGTGACGTACCAGACACCCCGGCCATACGGAGAGAAGAACTTGACCCATACAGTTGGATCTTCCACGTCTTCCTGCGTGTAGAGCTTGGGGATCTTCCTGGCGATGTTGTTGGGCATAAGCTGGTGCTTACGCACACCGTCGAGCGGGTGCTTGGCTGCTTGCTTGATCAGCGGAAGCAACTTCGGTCGGAGATCGGGACGAGCATAGGCGAGCTTGATTGTGTCCCTACGGAGCTTGGCCTTCTTGACGGCCTTTTCCTGGCCTTTCCAAGCCTCTTTCGTCATGTGTTCTTCGAGACCCTTCTCGTCGAACTTGCCGGTCTTTGGATCAACGAACTTCTCAATGAGCTTGGCCTCTTGGTCACTAACTTCGGTGTAGTAGTCGAGAAGCTCCTGCTTCACATCATCGGGCATCTTCCCACCTTCAGCGGCGGTCTTACCTTCAGCGTCTTTACGCTTGCCCATCGCCCAATCATGGAACTTGGAGGTTGCCGCCATTGGGACAAAAGTCCCAACTCCGGTTCCAATCATCCCTGCGGTTGCACCCATGCCGAAGCCCATGCCCCAGCCCTTGATTCCCAGAGCAGCAGCAGCCACCCCACCTGCGGCACCACTACCCATGCCTAAAGTGGCCGCCAAACCCGCAGCCACAGGGGCCAGATAGACGCCACCTGCAATACCACCTGCAAGGGTTCCCATGCCCAGGAGCACCTTTACACCAGCGTCGAACTTGTTTTTCTCCAGAAGCTCGAAACCGCCGAGCTTCTTCATCCCGGCATCGGCACCCTCAAGGATCTTGCCCGAGCCCTTTTCCAGTGCTCCGAAGAACGCCGTCTTGATCTTCTTCTTGATGCTCTTCAAGGCACCCGTCAGTCCCTTGGCAGTGGGGGCTTCGTTGCTTCCACCCTCTTCTCCACCGCCGCCTTCGCTGTCACCTTCCTCAAAGAAGTCTTGTGGCTTCTTCTTGGAGTCGGGGTGCTTCTCCATGTACTTCTTATGGAGGTTCTTGGCACCCTCTTCAGTTTTGGCCTTGTCCCCTGCTACCAAGATCGGAAGGATCTTCGCACGGAGTTCGGGCTTCTCGTAAGCGAGCTTGATTAGGCGGGTGCGTGTACTCATTGGGAAACCTCTACAAAAGACCGAGCAAGTGCTCACGGTGTTGCGGTTTGTTGTAAGCCAGCTTGATGATCTGGGTACGGAAAGCTGCCTTCTTCTGGGCAGCCATCCTCTGACCACGGGTCAGCAGGTACAGACCGACGATCTCTTGGATCTTCTTGTCTTTCTGCATCGCTGATGCGATGGCCGTCAGTCCCTTCTTGATGGCACGCCCAATGGCTACCTTCTTGCTCTTGTCTGTGGGGTCTTCACCCATCTCTCGAAGGATTCCAGCCTGTCCTGTGGGCTTGCCCTTCTCCAAGTGCTCGATGAAGCGTTCGACCACTTCTCGGTCCCAGTCGTTGAGACTGCGAGGGATCATCTTCTTCATAAAGTGGATGATGAACTTCCCTTCTCGACGTTGGTGGCGGATGAGTTGGATGATCAACATCCCAAAGTCGGAGTCCCCACCGTCGTTCTTATCGAGCCAGGACTTGCCCATCGCTCTCGCCACTGCGGGATCTGCGTCGAAGTTCCCTTCCTGGCCTGCACCCGACTCCGAATCTGTCATGTCTCTGACTCGGCGGGTGCGCTCGGCTTCCTCGGTTTTGATGAGTTGGATCACCTTTTTCTTCAGCCCGTCTTGGGCGACATTCAAGGGAGCCTTGTCTGGAGTAGCCGTGCCGTTCAAGATCTGCCTCTGGAGCTTCTTGCCGATGCTTGGGAAAAACTGGACATTTACATCCCGGCTTCCGAGCGGGATACCACCAATGGTGTTCTGCAAGATGTCCTCGGCGGTCATCCCCTGGACCTGGGGTTCTCCTTCATTGGAGACGGTGCTCAAGATCTTGTAGAGGTTCCCGAGCATGATCTTGCACATAGGTCGCTTCGGGTTCCGCCATTCGGGGCTGATGTTGGCGAACTGTGGGTCACCTTCAATCGATGCCCATGCCCGTGGACCCTTGCCAGCCAAGCTGAAAAAGGGAAGGCCAGCAGCGCCCTCAAGGATTTCCAGTCGGATAGCCTCATCCATCTTGTCGCTGCAATATGAAGCGATCCGCTGCAACCTCTTCGCCGCCACACGCAGCATAACTCTGCGAGCAGGTAGAGAAGTGATCTTGAGTTCACCAGTAACAGCAGTAAGCGCCTGCCGTGCGATCTTGTATCTCGTCAAAACGTGCATCGTTGAACCTCAATCTTCGGAAACTCGGGAGCGGCCTCTACGAGAGGCAGTACATAGAGGGATTATCGATAGATAGAGTCTCAAAACAAGGGCTTGGTGGCCTCCCCCAGAATACGACGATATCTCTGTCAGAAGTGCTTGACGGCTTCGTCTGTAAAGTGTTACTCCCTCCCGAAGTTTGGGAGGGATAGCCCCTATGTCTCTTTGACATAGGGTACTCAACCTGTTAGGCTGATTTTAGTTTCCAGGCAACGACCCTGCTCGGTAAGAGCGTCTGTCACAGCCCGGGATGGAACCACAACTGATACCTCGCCGATACGGCGTACAGGACGAAGATGACAAACACGGCCCCCACAGCTTCCTCTCTTTTCGACCCACTGGTCAAAGTTCTCGGAACCCTCATCGCCTACGATGAGGCCCAAAGCGTTTGCCGAGAGACCGTGTACGATACGGTCCTGCTGGAAGCGGGGATCGACCCTACTACGACACCCCTCTCGCTGAAGGGACGAACCGGACTTTACCGGATCGTCCAGTTTGCACACCGCAACCAGCGTGACGGCTACTGCGGCACGAAGCGAGCCGCCACCACAACCCTGACCGCTGCCGGTGGTTGGAGCCTGACGCCTGCTGGCGTTGCCCTGTCCCAAGCTCTCAATGGAACCACCCCTCCGGTTGTTGCCGCCGTGGCAACTTCGACACCGCAACCGTCCTCACCCAACGAGACGAGCGAGTGGCTGGCAGGCCAGCCTCCTGCGTTCTGGAATCGCCTGGAGTCGGCCATCGCCAGCAAGTGCCGGGTCTCGGCCAAGATGGACCTTGTGGGCGACCACCTCCACAACGCTGTGGAAAGGTGGGTGAAGCGCAACGCCTTCGCTAACCGAATCCACGAAGGGAACCCCCCGAGCTACTCCGACTGCGCCACTTGGGCCGTCCGTTCAGCGTTCACCGACATCCGTGGTTGGGGTAAGTGGGGAGACGCCAAGGCTCTGCGAGGTGCGATGACCGAAAAGGAGCGTAAGGATAAGGAAGAGTACGACAAGAAGAGCCCGCAGTTTGCCGACGAAAGTGGGGGGCCAGCACAGTTTGGTGGTGGTCAGGTTTCCTTTGATCTGGAAGGGGCTCTGCTTGAGGTCGAGGACGTAAGCCACAGCAACGACATCGAGACTGTCCTGCACATGGAGTGGAACATCAGTTGGGCAGAGGAAACGCTCCGTGCCCGTATGCCGATTGCCCACGAACGCTACACCCGAGTTCTGCACTGGCTGATCGAAGGCTACAAGGCCCGAGAGATTGCCGACTTTGAGGGTGTCAGCGTGTACCGTGCGTCAACGATGGTAGCCGACTTGAAGGCTCTGCTCCGCAAGGCCCGAGACGACGAAGGCTGGTAGCCTTTGGGTCATGCCCGTGGTCGAACCACGGGTGCCCCGGCATGTAATCGTAGTTAGAGCTTGGGCTCAATGTCCAAACCCACCCCTCGTTTGGCTCTGTGGCCGACCATCCCAAGAGTGGGCACCAGAATAAGAAGAGATGCTCACAGAGATGCCCCCGTTGATACCGGGCCTCCACTTCTTGCGGAGCTTCTTCCCTCTCGGGTCAAACTTCCCTTTGAGGGGCACGACCTTTTCGTCTGTACGCCCCACGCTCACGACCTTCTTCTGAAGCTGTTGGAGGATTATCTGCTTCGGCGTGGCTCGGATGATCTGGTAGTAATCGATGTTGGTCTGGTCGTAGCCCCAGTTTGAGTAGAGGATATCCCCCACAACGGGTTCTTCGGGGAGATTCCCTGCGGTGAGATACCTGTGAGCGACACGGGCAACGTCCCCACGACTGCTCTGGAGATACTTTAGAGTCTCGTAGCGTTCCGCTATCCGAGAAGATGATGCGGTGCGATATTTCTGGAGCTTCCGGTCCATTACTCAACCTCTTCGCCGAGCCTGTCCATGTTCGTTGGCTCTTGTCGGTCATCGAAAGGTTCAGTGGGGATCGGCAGTGCGTCGAGATCAGCAAGAGGGTCACCATCGACCAGACCTTGTAGATCAAACTCACCTGGGGGCGGGAGTTCCCCGGCTGACATGAGGCGTCGAGAGAGGACTGTCATCACGCCCTGGATCTCTTCCATCTCGTAGTCTTCCCGGCGCAGCATCCTCACGAAGCTAATGTTGTTCATCACCTTCGCCTTGGACAACAACTGGTCAGCGTTGTACCGGGAAAAGTAATCGTCCCATTCTTCAACTGTTCGTGGATCTGCACTCATCTCATTATCCTCAATACGTTTGGATCTTGAACACTTGTGAAATCTCTTTCGGAGTCGGTTCCCAGACCTTGGCGAACTTCAAGTAGATGTTGAGGTCGATGGAATAACCCTTTATCTCACCCTTCTTCCACTTCTCCATCTCTTTGGAAGACATCGCGTAGCCGTTCTCATCCCCATGCCAGCCACAGATGAGACGACCATCCTCAAACGCCGTCCATGCTTTCTTGTCTTTTGGGGCATCGGAGCGGCCAATGAAGTATTTGATCACCTCGTCGGGTGACTTGAATGTCCCAACATTTCGACCATTGTCCAGAAGTTGGCCTCTGCCAATCTCACCTTCATCGAAAGAATCTTCCGTGGACTCTATCGACCAAGAGTCCACGATGATCTCGAATGTCTCCTTGGCACCGGCCCACTTCGATTGG